TCATGATTTCTTATGTTTTAATTGATATTGTTTCCGTTGCTTGCAGGCTATTTCAAAAGCCGTTCTTATCTCGTTTGAATAATTTCGGATATCTTCTACTGATTGTAACTGAATCCATTTATATCCGGTTCTGTTCTCTGTAACAAAACATATCCGCTTGCTGTACGGCCTTAATGATACACGGCATACCCACCAATATTCATGTCCAGTCCAAATCAGAAGATAGCCTTTGAAACTGGTATATGATATTTCACTTTGTTCCCCAAGAACAGCTCTGATTATATTGTATGCATCTGTTTCCTTACATGTAATCACTGCATCTTGTTTGTCGCTTATAGCAGCCATTCCATCGTTCGGTGCTTGTCGTGGTTTCTCTTCTTTCACCTGTATGGCGGTAGCCGGTCTGCCTGAAATCATCCCTTCTATCACGGACAAGATAGATTTCCTCACAATCGGTCTGTATTCTTCGATCAGCTTCGGTGTGGATTTCCCGTTATTAAGACTTCTGACAAAATACCTCGTAAACTCATCGCCCGGAGACTGGAAATTCTTTGCAAGAATCTCCTTTATCTGTATCATCATTTGCAGTTCCTTTGCCGTGCTGAGTATTTCCGACTCATTGTAGCATGACTTGTGGAACTTCTTCATTTCCTCTATATCTGCATCCGACAAGTCCAGCATATTCACCACCAAGAAAGGTTTCTCGTCCATGATGTTCGTCTTGTCAAGATCCGCATAAAACCGATACTCGATACCGTTTGTAAGCACCCCAAAGCGTGCGTTGGACGCAGCATAGTATTTTGAAAGCTGGGTGTTGTGCAAGTCAAGGTTCTGCTTACAGTGCTTGCATTCTATCAGAAGAATCGTCCTGCCATCCTTTTTGATGGCGTAATCTATCTTATCACCTTTCCTTGTTAGATCGCAGTCCATTTCAGGCACTACCTCGAAAGGATTGAATACATCATATCCCAACGCCGTTATTATGGGCATGATGAAGGCGTTCTTGGTGGCTTCCTCTGTCTGGATGGCATCTTTCTGCTTCTTTATCCTTTCCGCAAGCTGAAGTACATTGTCTTTGAAATCCATACCTATCTTATAAGTTATTTATAAATTCGGTCGCTTCATTCTGTTCAGATCCGGTGTATTCCATATACTCCCTTACAGCCTGCTCGATGTACCCACGAGATTTTAAGACGTTCCACTTCTTTATTTTCCGCTGGTATTCTTCACTGCTTCGGTCTATAGTAGGACGTTCTTTCTTTGGCTGTTGTGCTGAAGTGCTCTCCTTTTTGATTTCGGTTGCTGCTACCACCTTTATATCATCTTTGCTCTCTTTGTTGTTGTGCTGCTTGGGTTCCTTCATTTCCGACGCTATTGTTTTCAGCAGTGCCAACATTTCACTGTTTTGCTTTTCGTACAGCGCCTTGATGCCTGCCACATTATTGGTCATATTCCACACCTTAAAGAACAAGATTATCTGCAAGATTCCGAACACCAAGCAAACGATTGCTAGAATTAATGTAAATGTTTCCATAGTGTATTATTAATTAAATTTCATTTAGTCATCCTTTCCATTAAAGACAGCAACCTGTCCACCTGCTCTTGCGCTTTCGCTGTAAGTCTTTGCTGTTCCATCAGACTTTCCAATGCCTTTTCCAAAGCGCTGGTGGTATTCACGTTATTGCCGTTTCCTGCTACAGAAGTTCCATGATGGTCGCTATTGGCAATATATGAAGATATATCGTTAAGCATCTCCCCTTCTCCCGTAAGAAGCCAGTCAGTATTAAGTTCAGGGAATTTTCTCTGAATATCCAGCAAGCCACGTTTGCCTACAGAATTTTTAATCTTGTGCACATAACCATTGGATAGTCCACAAGCCCTTTCGAAATCTGATATTGAAATCTTCTTCGATGAGATGAAATCAAAAAGCCTACTCTGTACATTCATAAACAACAAGTTTAATTAATATTAAAATTCACTGATTAATCACTGAGTTTTCTTGTTTCTTAGATAATATATTTATCTTTGCATTACAAAATTAGTAAAACAATAAATAAATCAAAATAATATGGCAGAAAAAGAAGAGAAAAGCCCGATTACACCAACGCTGAGAGTGATGAAGATAGGTGAAGAATTTACTTATCCTATTCAGATGATGACTTCCGTCAGAACTGTATGTACCACATACGGACTGCAATGGGGAAAGACATTCAAAACCCGTATAGACAGAGAGGCTAAAACAATTACAGTAACTAGAATGAAATAAATTATGTTTGGATTTGGTAAGTTAGTCAAAAGACACAAACTGTCTGTTGCTGAAGAAGCGGAATTGCGCAAATGGAGCTATAATACAGCTTCTTTCGTTAAAGACTATTACAGATATTGTGAGTCAAAAAACATTCCAACCATTCCTGAAGATTTGCTTGCGGAAAGGTTGGAACGCTCCGAACAATTATTCAAATGGCTTACGACAGGGCATTTTTAATAAGAGTTATGACTTCCTCATAACTCTCACTAATATTATAGTTAATGTATTCAAAACCATTCTTTTTGTTACTTGACGGCATTTGTATGCCAATGATAGCATTATTGAAGAGTGATTCAACAATAAAAATAGATGATACATTAATCAACACCTTGGTAGTAGGTGCATTCTCATGTGTTATCACATGAACTTCGATAAAATTTTTCATGATTCTTAATTTTATAAGTTGATATTGCAAAGTTAAGAAAAGCCTCTGAAAAAGACATGAGTTGCCGAATCGAATTGGCTCAGAGGCGCAATTTTAAAGAGTTCTTTGACATTTTGGAAAACACAATAAAGAAAAGCAAAAACAGAAAACTTTCAGCACGTCAATTTGTCTTTAACGTGATGAGTATGCTTGGTGTGAGGCACAAGTATCGCTGAAAGTATGACCTTCAGATACAGCCTGTGCGGACGTAGTGAATATTCCGTACAGGCACGAATTTTAAAAATATCAGATTATAAGATTCATATTGAATAGTTCACTCACTGGTACAACACAATTAGTAACAGCATTCAATATCAATAGCACATCACGTTAAACAAATTTTAACTAATTGATAATCAGTTGTTTATATTTGTATAACCCTCTTCAATAAAGTATCTTTACAATATCAAAATAAACCCATAAACAGCAAGGATATGAAAAGATACGATTTAAGCAGAATAATGACAAGAGCGCATTACATTTTCGACCACACGTTCAATACCACATTCAGCTACTGCCTGACAAAAGCATGGACGGAAGCCAAAGAGGAAGCAAGAATAAGCGAGGAGAATGCAAGGCGTGCCGCTGAATATAAGGCAAAGTACGGAAACCGCGATTACAGGAACTACCGATCCTATTACAGTTCACGCATGGGACGCAATGACTGGAGATGCGACTACCGCAATGATGCCAAAGCAACAGTCATCCGCTCGTTCAATGCAAGATGATGGTTGTATATGACAGATTCATTTGCCAGACTCTATATAATCCCATCCCCTCCCGTAAGATTCGGGATAACAACCGGTTTAAGCCATTGAGGGGATCATCAGTATGCTAGTCTTATTTTGTTTGTGTGTTAGTCACAATTCTTTATGTATCTAATTCTGAAAAGTTCCAGATGTTCCGGTCCGTGAGGATAGGAACACCACTCCACTCTGTCACAGGTGCGTACAATGGGCATGAATCATTATCTCTATATTCATTTGCCAGGTATGGAGGTTCGATACCTCACAGAGTGACCAAATATCAAATCTTAATTCATTATGGAAAATAAATATCAGATAACAGGCTACCAACTTGTTTATGCCAATGGAGGAAGGGATACAGTAAAATTGCAGACCCCTGTCATTATAAACGACATAGAGGGATACAGACGTAAGATACGTTCTGTTCACAACTGTATCAGTGTCAACCTCAGTTATATCGAACTGCCGTGAGATTTTACCGCAATGTACCAACTATAAATCCTGAATATCATGTTAAACGAGGAAGTATTGAAAATCGTCCTGAATGACAAGACATTCGGACAGAGAGAAGCCGCCACTATCGTGGGCGGACGAGGAAGGTTGTTCAGACTGGTAGGTTCTGGTGCCATACGTGCCGAAAAGAAACCTGCCAACAGGCAGAACGGAAGATGGTACTGCAACGCCTTTGATGTACTGAAACACGCCGCGCTCAAATAGATTATTTGAATTTCAAATAGTTATATAAAGTTAAGCCACTGATTTTTAAAGTTTTACAATTTTGCACCCAAAGTAAAAATAGTTAACTTTATATCACTATAAGGAACTAATAAACAATAAGTTATGAAAGTATTATATCTCATTTGGTTTGCTCTGGCAGCTATCGTACATGGTACAATAGACAATCTTGACACCGCATTTTGGGTATCAATATCCGCATTCGTGGTATTATCTCTCATACTTGCCGTGAGAATTGACAGAAAAAATAATCTTAAAAACATATATAATGATGAGAACAGACAATGAGTTGCAGCAGATGAGCCATGATGAGCTTATTGAACAGGTGAAAGGATTGCAGTTCCAACTTGCCGGTATGGAGCTGGCTGAGAAAGAGAACGCAAGGATGAGGGAGATTCTCTCCGCTATCGGCATTATTTATGAATCCTATAAGACGGAGCGTCATGGATGAGGAACTTGTACGGCTGGAAGCCGAACTTGAGAAAGTGAAAGGGTGCGGGTTGAAATATCTGCCTGAATACGGTTTCTCTTCAAAAGAGGAAATCATGCAGCTTATACAGGAGGATATAAACGAATTACGCTCGGAGATGGAATGCATTCAAAAGGATTATGCTACTGACGAACTTGAAGAAGAGCGCACGAGGTTGTGCATCCTTCAGGGAATACCAAGATATTGTTGAACTTTAAAATATTCAAGAGTGATGGAAGAAAACAATCAAGTTACAGAATTACAGATTATTCAGGCCAAACAAGCGGCCGAGTTTGCAATGACACCGGTAGGACAAACCGTGAAACAGTTTGAGGTCATGCAGCGCATGGCCAACATGTACACAACAAGCACAATCGTTCCGGATACGTACAAGGGAAATGTGGGAAACTGCGTGATTGCGCTGGATATGGCCATGCGTATGGGGTGTAATCCGCTTATGTGTATGCAGAATCTTTATATCGTGCATGGCAACCCTGCTTTCAGCAGCAAGTTCCTGATTGCCACTATTAACGCAAGTGGCCGTTTCTCCCCACTCCGTTATGAGTTTAAGGGAGAAGAAGGTACGCCGGAGTACGGATGCCGCTGCATTGCTTATGAATCGTCCGACAAAGACCACAAGGAACCGCTTCATGGTGACTGGATCACCATGGGAATGGCTGAAAAGGAAGGCTGGACCAAGAAGAACGGTTCCAAATGGCAATCAATGCCAAGCCAGATGCTCCGTTATCGTGCAGCCGCTTTCTGGCAGCGTGTTTATTGCCCGGAAATCTCAATGGGGCTTATCACCAAAGAGGAGGCAGATGACATTCAGGATGCCGAATATGAGGAAATTATTGATAAATCAGCAAAAAGCAACAAACTTGCCGAAATCGCTGCAAAAGCCGCAGGAGTCAAGGATCACCCCCGCCCGGAACAACCGACAGATCAAACTCAAGACTACGCGAATAATAAACCTACTCGAAAATCATTGTTATAATGGAAATACAACATTCTATAGAATGGTTCCGTAAGCGGCTCGGTAACTTCACCGGGTCGCAAATCGGACTCCTAATGAAGAAAGGGAGAAGTGATTATTTTTCCGATACTGCCAAAACTTATATTTATCAAGTTGCATCAGAGAGGGATATGAATCCTGAAATTATCAATGATGATGTCGAGTTTGAGAAATATCTGCATCAGGTCTGTGTCAACACCAAGGCGATGCAATGGGGTACTGATCAGGAAGAAAATGCCAGAGAGCTGTATGAACGTCTGACAGGAAGACATATAGTTGAGACAGGATCATGCAAACACCCTGCCATAGAACATTTCGCAAGCAGTCCTGACGGTTATTATTACGATGAAGAAACCGGTGAAAAAGGCTGTCTGGAAATCAAATGCCCTATTCAAAGCACTTTCATGAAGTATAAAAGTGAAATACACAACAATGCGTCGCTGCTTGATGTCAAGTTCGAGTATTTCTACCAGTGCATGGCCCATATGATGTGCACAGGTGCGCAATGGACTGATTTTGTTATTTACAACCCTTTCCAGAGCAATCCTATTCATATAGTAAGGATATTGCCGGATGAAGCGGTGTTTGCCGAAATGGAGAAGCGCATTCGTGTGGCTGATGATATTGTCAAAGAACTGATTGAAGCGGAATGACGGGACAACTATTGATAAAAGAAACCCAGTTGCAACGTATCATACGTAAAACTGGAAGAAAACCATGCGAATGCAAATGCTCGTTATGCAGGATGCAATGTCACACACCATGTCTGGGTACTCCTCAGGATATAGAGAGGCTCATAGATGCCGGATATGCCGACAGGCTGGCTCCCACTTTGTGGGGAGCCGGGATAATCATGGGCGTGATTGATATTCCCATCCCCATGATTCAAGCTGTTGCGGGTGACGAATACTGCATATTTTACCATAACGGACTATGTGAACTTCATGACAAGGGATTGAAGCCTACCGAAGGACGTTTGTCACATCATTCCACACGCCTTGATAATTTCAAGGCCTCTAAAAGTATATCTTGGAATGTCGCTAAAGAATGGCTTTCCGAAGAAAATGCAGAAGTTATTGAACGTGTAGCTGATAAATTTAGTAGAAACTAAAAACAATAGAGCGATGAATACAAGCTATAAAGAAAACACCCCTGACAACTTTTGGCAAATCAGATGGCTTGACAGGTATATGGAAGGTCACAACGGGTTCATTGCAGGCGGGTGTTTTAAAAACATCCTTTCCGGTGAACGTGTAAAAGATATAGATATATTCTTTGAAAGCAACGATGACTTCCAAGATGCAGTAGATTTATTCAATAGCGACGGCTATGTGAAAGATGGCTGGAAATTTAAATATCGTAATGAAAAGGTATGTGCCTTTCAGAAAGACGGTGAAAAAATATGGATTGAATTTATCGAATCTGAATTTGGTACGCCGGAGGAAATACTTAGGAGCTTTGATTTTACCGTTGCGAAAATGGCTTATTTCAAGCAACCTAAATACGACAATAGCGATGATGATATTCCTTTTTCATCAGAAAAAATAGTTGGCTATGAATACCGGCTACTCCATCATGAAAACTTTTTCGAGCATCTTCACATGAAAAGGCTGGTTATTGATGAAAATATTCCTTTCCCAATTAGCACATGGGAGCGTACATATCGGTATAAAGGATATGGTTACAACATGTGCCGGGAAACCAAGAAAAAACTTTTAGAAGCTATTCAGAAAACGAATTTAGATTCTGCCGATTTGTCTATGTACAATAATGGTGGATGGGACTAATAAAAATATGGAACAATGAATACACAGATAGCAATCCAGGAAAGCGATCTTGAACTGATCGTCAGTGAAAAGACGTTAGGTAGTCTTACTACCAACGCAAAGCAAATCAGAGATATGGTAAAAGCCGCTTTGCCAATGTATGATATCTCCAATTATAACGATGAGAATATCGATCAGGCAAAGAAAGACAAGGCAGCTTTAAACAAGGCGGCGAAAGCCCTCAATGCCAAACGTCTTGAAATTGAGAAAGAATTCATGAAACCTTTCAGGGAGTTCAAGGACGTTGTAACCGAAACCGTGAAACTTATCGGCGAGTGCTCTGCCAAGATTGACACGGTAGTCAAGCAAAACGAACAGCAATACAAGGATAGAAAGAAAGCCACTATCAAGACTTACTTTGATGGATTGAATGTTAACCTTGTAGACTTCAATAAGGTTTTCAAGTCTGAGTGGCTCAACAAATCCGCAAGCATGAAGTCTGTATGCAACGAAATTGATTCCATATTCTCCAAAGTCGAGAACGAACTTTCCACGCTGAAGGGGTTTGGTGAGGATTTCGATGTCCTTCGTACTTATTATATGGATACGCTCAATATCGCATCCACCATCCAGTATGCCAACCGTCTGAAGGAGCAGCGTGAGCGTGCCAAAGCAGCAGAAGAAGCGCGCATCAAGGCAGAGCAGGAAAAAAAGGCTGCTGAAGAAGCGCAGATGAAAGAGGAAGCGGAACGAGCCAAACAGAATTCAGTCAATCCATTTGCAAGAGCCAGTCAGCTGGTCACCAATGAACCACCTTCCTTTGTCGAGCAAACCAAAGCTCAGGAACCGGAGCTTCTGACGAGAGCTTTTACTGTTACCACAACTCGTGAAAATATAATCGCTCTTGGTGACTTCATGAATGATAATAATATTGATTTCGACAAGATTGAACTTGCAGATACCCTATGCAATACAGATTTGAATTCCATTATCAGAATGCTTGAATATAGTGCAAATCTGATAGACAAAACCTCTACCAAACCTTGCGAAGCAGATAAGGCAAGGCAATTCAGAAACATGATAAAGAAAATTCAAAAGAAAATAGAACAATGAAAATTACAATCAGCAAAACAACCGAGTTTGAAGCGGTCTACCTGAAAGTGGATGCAGGTGTACGCTATTGGGAAGACGCAGAAGTAAACGGAGTTAGTGATTCTGAAAATCCGCCAACTATTCCTTGTGCTGAATTTATCCATGCCGATAATGAATACCGCTGGCGACCTATTATCGACATCGACAATGGAGTTATCACTAATTGGGAAAAAGGTTTTACCGCACAAGTTCACTATAAGGTATGCGATGATGGCATTTATACAGTTACTGATAAAGATAGCAACATCATTGTTGAGCATGAGGGTTACGTTCCATCCATCATGTGCCCGGAAGATGAAGGATATGGCGACTACATCATTATGAATATTGACGAAAATGGATTTATTCAAGGATGGGAAAAAGAATTGATTAGTAGAATTATAAAAGAGCATGAGGATTAAATGAAAGCATTATTTAAAATGGACTTCGATTGCGGAAGAATGGGCAATCTTGAAGGAGTATTTATTGCAGACACAGAAGATGTCGAATACTTAGTGAATAACAAAATCAGTGTTTACTTCGGTGAAGTACTTGGCAAACACTCTGAAATATCCGGGTGTGTGGCTGAAAGTGAAATCAAACAAATAACCACCGATGAAAATGTAATCAAGATAGTTGAAGAATATGGGCTCAACAGTGGGTATAATCCATTTGAATACACTCTTTGTACATCAGAAACGGAAGATATACCAGACAACGGAGTTGATTGGGATGATTGTACTGTACAAGAATACATAGACTTTATGAGGAAAGGTATAATACCCCAATATTACGAGAAAGATTATAAAGAATGGCTAAGTAGCCAAAAGGAGGATTAAATCATGCAAGACTATATTTCAGATTGGTTCATACCGATGGATTTCGGTAATGATATGCCGGAGGAAGAATCGGACGGTGAGGACAACTTTAATTTTGAATGATTATGAAAATAGTAAAAAACAAGAGTTTTGGGAATGGTATTGTGTATTGCCTACGGCTGGATGATGGAATGCTTGTAGAAACCACTGACACATTCTTGCCGTACTACACAAAAGACGCTATCGGAAGGAAGCAGAACTTTTTGGATAACGAAAATCTTGGAAACCATTCGGAAAGGTGGATGATTGGAGTTTCAACCATGAGTGGTTGTCCTGTATGCTGTAAGTTCTGCGCTACTGGTAATATGAAGAAATACCGCAATCTTACTGCGGACGAGATAGTAGACCAAGTTTTATTTGCCATTAAGCAATCTGGATGCTGCCCGAAGGATTCAAAGGAATTTAAGATTAACTACACTCGTATGGGCGAACCTTTCTTAAACATAGAAGCCGTAAAAGAAGCTATTGAGCGGATTACTGAAATATACCCGAATACACATCATTATGTTTCTACGATTGGTATTAAAGGTAGTGATTTTTCTTTTGTAAAGGGAAATGTAACATTGCAAATAAGTTTGCATAGTTTCGATAAAGAAAAGAGAGACTGGCTTATTCCTTATCCGAAGAAAATGTCTATTGAGGAACTTGGGCAAATAAGAACAGAAAGTAACTTGAAAACCACTATCAACTTAACATTGGTAGATGAATCAGACTTTGATGCGGATAAACTGGAAAAGTATTTTGATAAGAAGCACTTCTTTGTGAAGTTGTCCCCAATCAATCCAAACAATATATCAGAGAAAAACAAACTCGGCAATGGAATTATCGAGGGAGTTAATTTAGTATAAACATTTTAATTGACAGAATCATGAAAGAGATTAAAGAACAGCTTGAAAAAATGGGCTATGACTACGCAGTAGCAATAGCAACAAAGTCAGAGATTGAGAACGGAGCCGCTTGCGGTCAGCTTTCAATTATAGTTGAAGATGAAACAGAAGAATAGTGAACTTTTTGTTCAACCCGCCTGCTCGGTCTGTGAAGATAGGGAGGCAAACGGGAGGTTGGCGGAAATGACAGACGCTAATCAAGATGTAAGGTGCAAAATTCTAGGATAACCGTTAATATCCAAGCCGGCAACCTACGAGATATCTTAGGGGAGCTGACTTGAAATCAGTGAACTGCAAAAACACCACTCATGCAGGTTCGAATCCTGCACCTCCCACTATAAATGAATAAACGTTGAATATCAAACTTTAAAAGAATTAATTATGATGCATACTTGGTTTGAATGCAAAATCCGTTACGAAAAGGTAATGGAAAACGGCATGAACAAAAAAGTAACTGAACCCTATCTGGTTGACGCGTTGAGCTTTACTGAAGCAGAAGCCCGTATCATTGAAGAAATCACTCCGTATATCAGCGGTGAGTTCACTGTTTCGGACATCAAACGCGCCAACTACAGCGAACTGTTCCCCTCTGAAGAAGATGCAGCCGACCGCTGGTTTAAGTGCAAGCTGTTCTTCATCACGCTGGACGAAAAAAGCGGAGCGGAGAAAAAGACCTCCACTACCGTATTGGTACAGGCTTCCGATCTTCGCGATGCTGTAAAGAAACTGGACGAAGGAATGAAAGGTACAATGGCAGACTATCAGATCGCATCCGTAGCCGAAACCGCCATCATGGATGTATATCCGTATGAAGCTAAGGAAGTTCCGAAATCCAACACTCAGATATCGGAAGGTGCTGATTCTCCTGTAGTACGCAATTTTATCCAGTCCCTACCGGATGGTTGCAGGACAACCATAACAGTAGCAGGAAAGCAGGTTGTTGTCGACAAGACCGGCAAGGACACAGTAGTAACCCCACATAAGGAAAAAGACGATGACATACGAAGAGATGATTAAAAAAGCGCAGTCGTACAAAATGCGCGGGAAGCCGAAGAATGACGAGCACCGCATACAGTCCGCTTGTGTCCGCTGGTTCCGTTTAAAATATCCGAAACTTAAAAACGTGCTTTTTGCTGTTCCCAATGGTGGCAGACGTGATGCCATCACCGGAGCGAGACTGAAGGAGGAAGGTGCGACCAGCGGAGTGTCAGATTTGATACTGCTGAAGAGCAACCGCTTCTATGGAGGACTTTGCATTGAGATGAAAAAGCCGGGAGGCCGCCAGTCTCCTGCACAAAAGGAATGGCAGAAGGATGCGGAAGCCAACGGAGCGAAATACGTCGTCTGTAAATCATTGGATGAGTTTATGAAAGTGACAATTGATTATTTGAATGACGTATGACAAACAGAAAAACTATAAACCATAAATTGAATTGCAAGTATGGAGATAAACTGTAAATATTGTCCTAAAAACGATGGGACCGGCAACTGCCTCATTAACGGATGCCCCCTGCCTCCTGTCATAAAGGAGATAGAAGAAATGCAGTCCTTTTTGGAGATAACCGCAAGTGACAATCCAAAGGAGCTTATAGACCGCCTCACTGATATAAACGTCTATCTCGCACGCTATGGCAAGCTGCTTGCTGACGCCAAGGCATATCAGGATCAGGTGACAGCGAATGTATATGCCAGCCACATGGAATTCATCTCACGTGTTCCCGCGACTGTCGCCATGAAATTTGTCGCCGCGCAAAGTGTGACCGCCAATCAGATTGTGACATGGCTGGACCGTATAAACCGTACCCTCGTCCATGCCGGAGACAATATCAGGACCCAGATATCCTTTGCCAAACAGGATATGGCACTGCAAAGGAAAGGCTACTGATAAATAACGTTTAAATTATTGATATTCAGAAATATATTTATTGTAATCCCATAACAAAAAGTTAACTTTACAATATATATAACAAACTGATTATCAAACAATAGACATGATGAAAAAGGATACAAAAAGGAAATCATTTGTCTTCTATATAGAATGGCAGGAAGTGCTGATGGAATATCCTGAGGAGGTCAGACTTGAAGTGTACGATGCAATTATCAAGTACGCCGCATCGGGGACACTGTCGGAGCAGAAACCGTTGGCTAAAATGGCATTCTCTTTTATAAAGAAACAGATAGATGAGAATTTGCTACATGAACCTCCAAGCGGAGAAAACCACTGGAACTGGAAAGGTGGAATTACTGATGATAACCACAGATGCAGGAATTCAAGCGGCCATAGAAATTGGCGAAATTCAGTCTTGGAAAGAGACAACTTTACATGTTGCCGTTGTAAAAAACGTAACGTGGAGTTAAATGCACACCATATCAAACCATTTTCTTTATATCCCGAATTGAGATTCGATATAGATAATGGCATTACATTGTGTCGAGAAATATCATATAGGACTACATAAAGAACAAATGAAATGGGAAAAGAAAGTTTTTTGATATATAAATCGTTTTACAAGCCTATATCGAAGTTATCGGACAAGCAACTTGGAAGATTATTCCGAGCTATATTCAAGTATCAACTTGGCGAGATTATTACGGTAGAGGAGGACATTGAAATAGCATTTGAGTTCTTCAAGAATCAATTTGAAATAGATGAAAACAAATACCATGGCATTGTCGAGAGAAACCGTAGTAATGGAAGCAAAGGGGGTGCTCCGAAGAGAGCGAAGAATGATAATTCGGATGATATTGGAACAACCCAAATAAACCCAAATAACCCAGTGGGTTTTTCAGAACCCAAAAAAGCCGATAATGATAATGTAAATGATAATAATAACTCTCTCTCTAGCGCGCATACGCGTGAAAACCTGGGCGATATTTCATCAGAAACATTCGATATGGATTTAGACAAATGCTTCGCGGACCTAAAGTCTGAGGAAGGATGGCTGAGGGATGCTTGGGAACGGGCATACAGGAACGGATTCAGGAACTTCACTTTGGATGAATGCAAAGACAAATACGTTGACCTGTACTATTGGAAGCTAAAGGGGGAAGGCGTTACACACAAGTCTGTTTCAGATGCAAAACGCCATTTCTCAAACTGGTTGATAACGGAACTTAAAAAACAGAAAGATGACAGAGCAAGAACAAAAACTTTCAGCAGAGCTACAACAGATCCGACAGGAAAAGTCATTTGCGGCGAAACTGAAACAGGAACAGATATACAATCTGGTGGAGCGTCACAAAAAGACTATTCTGCAAGATTTTGAATATGACCTGACGAATCCAGCCGAATATTACGCCCATCGTGATCTTGTCAGGCAGCTGGGCAATGATTATACTGGGCGTGAATTCAGGGAGTTCGAGGTTGACGAGAACAACTCGAAAATATTGTCTTTCCTGCTGTATTACTTCAACGGATGCAGACTGGCCGAGAAAGTGTTTCCCGATGAGGATTACAAGATTCACAAGAACCTGCTGATTGTCGGGGCACCCGGCACTGGAAAAACAATGATCATGCAGATTTTCGCCGATTATCTGCGTCTGACACGGAATCCCAGCCAGTTTGAAAACCTCTCCGTCACCCAGATGATGAACTACTACAAGATGAACGGACACATAGACCTGTATTCCTACAACGAGGGGCAGTCAAAAGGATTCAAGCCCGCCCCGTTCAATATCTGTCTGAATGACATAGGTCTGGAAACCGAGAATCAGAAGAGCTACGGTACCAGTCTTGACAGCGTGATAGACGAGTTTCTCTATGCGCGTTATGAGATTTACCAGCAGTTCGGGAAGAAATACCATATCACCAGCAATCTGAACATCGGTGATTTCAGGAAACGGTTTGAAGGACGTCTGATTGACAGATTCAAGAGTTTTAATGTCATTCCCCTGCTTGGAAACAGCCGCAGGAGATGACAGTTATATTAAGTTAAGCAGATGCGTTTTTAAGATTATATTATTTGAGAAACAAACAAATAAAAGTTATCTTTACATACATAAAAGAATTAATAAAAACCAAGAGCAATGAACATTACGAAAGTTTTGGCGGAAGAAGTTGCCAATAAAATGGTAGAGCCGTTAGAAAAGAAAATCAACCTGTTGCATGATGAACAGGTCAGGATTACGGAAGAGGTGATCCGAAAATCCATTCCACAGGAAATCACCGACTGTTTTCAAAAGTTTCGGTCTTATTTCTCTGTTGCATATAGCATCACACTGTTTAACGGTTCCTATGAAAAACGTGTTGCCGGACTGAAAGGATTTCCCAGCGCAAACGCTTACTATCCTCACATTGAGGCGGACAGGGAAGTTATTGAAAAGATAGACAAACTGGAAATCGAGATCAATGCGGTAAAGGATGAGAAGACCAAGGTATATGAATCAGTCGTTGCGTCACTTCTGACATTACGGACATTCAAAAGAATCAAAGAGAATTTCCCTGAGGCATACAGACATATTGCCTGCTATGAAGATAAGGGAAAAACATCCGTATCCCTGCCGATAGACAATATCATGGACACTTTGAAAAAATACACCGTATGACATCTTGGGGAAGTTCACATTTTACAACTTCTCCCCTATTCTGCGGATAATCTGACTTTATTTTTTTATTTGAAAGTCAAACAAAATTTATTATTATGCAAGAAACAACTCAATTGAACACACTGACCAACATCGTATTTGTCCTCACGGACGTTTTAGAAACCAACCTTCTAGAAATGCAGCAGCAATACAAGAAGGAAGGCTTTGAACTCAGACACGATTCAAAAAGAAACTTCAACACAGCCATAGCCGCGATAAAGAGATTGAAAAGTGATGTGAATCATTGCAGCGAATCCACTCAGGAAAACTTCGGCAATGATTCTGACATGGTGAACGCCATGTTGCTCACACTGATTGACAGATGCGGTGATGATGACAACCTCGCTTATAAGATGTACGAATACATTAAATCTTTCCCGTCCAAACTGAATCTAGACTTGGATTTGGATAATGCGTTCAGCCACCTGTTTAAAAAGGAGAAGTTATGAAATCGCAGAAAAATATCTTAAAATCCATTGAAGGTCTGTCCGATATAGAACTATTTGTTATTGATCTCTTTTGTGGCGCCGGCGGTTTGTCCGAAGGTGTGGAAGAAGCACGATTGGATGGAAATAGATGTGGAAAGGTTGTTTGCTGTGTGAACCATGACAAGAATGCCATCCTTTCACATGATGCCAATATCCCTGATGCACTTCACTTTATTGAGGATATCCGTACACTGGAACTTTCCCCGATAAGCACTATTGTAGAACGTATCCGTCAGCTATACCCTGATGCCATGATAATGCTTCATGCCTCTTTGGAGTGTACTAACTTCTCGAAAGCCAAAGGCGGTCAGCCGAGAGATGCCGACAGCCGAACGTTGGCAGAACATCTCTTCCGTTATATTGATGTTATAGACCCTGACTACATTCAGATTGAAAATGTAGAAGAGTTTATGTCATGGGGAGATATGGATGAGAATGGGAAACCTATCAGCATGGACAAAGGCCGGCTTTATCAAAAGTGGGTGCGCAATGTCAAGAAGTACGGTTACAACTTTGAGCACCGCATCTTAAATGCTGCCGACTTCGGTGCCTACACCACAAGAAAACGCTTCTTCGGCATCTTTGCTAAAAAGAACTTGCCGATAGTATTCCCAGAACCGACCCATTGTAAAGGTGGTAGGCAAGATATGTTCTCGCGGCTGGAGAAGTGGAAGCCGGTAAAAGATGTGCTTGATTTCTCTGATGAAGGAACTACCATCTTCAGGGAAAAGCCTCTTGCAGAGAAAACGCTTGAACGTATCTATGCTGGACTTATCAAGTTTGTAGCCGGAGGAAAGGATGCTTTCCTTTCCCGTTACAATACGGTTCGCCCTCAAGACACATGCAAATCAGTTGATGAACCATGCGGAGTGTTGACTACTGAAAACCGCTTTGCAAAGGTACAGGTAAGTTTCCTCTCCAAACAGTTCAGCGGACATCCCGAAAGCAAGAATGTGTCTGTAGAAGAACCGGCAGGTGCAATCACCTGCAAAGACCACCATGTTTTTGTTTCTGCTTATTATGGAAATGGACATAATCATTCGGTAGACCTTCCAGCTCCAACGGTCACAACGAAGGACAGGATGGCTTTAATTGAAAGCCGATTTATGTGTTCTTATAACTTTAAGGATACAGGAAAGGATATTAATCAGCCTTGTCCTACACTTCTGACTAAAGACGGACTTTCCCTTGTATCTCCATTTTTTATGAATCAATATTCTGGAGGTGGTCAGGTGTCTGATATAAACTCGCCATGCCCCGCTGTTACCACAACACCGAAACAAAACTTGGTAACATACCAGCCGTGGATAATGAATACTGCATTCTCAAATGTAGGTAGCAGTATAGAGGAACCCTCCCAGACCATTACCGCAAACAGGAAATGGCACTATCTGATGAATCCACAGTTCAACAGTGCTGGCGGCTCTGTTGATAGCCCCTGCTTCACATTAATAGCCCGCATGGATAAGATGCCGCCTTATCTGGTAGCAACAGAAAGCGGTCAGGTAGCGATTGAAATCTACAACAATGATAGTCCTATGACCGTGAAGATAAAGGAGTTCATGGCACTGTATGGCATAGTGGATATTAAAATGCGGATGCTTCGCATTCCGGAACTCAAAAAGATTATGGGATTCCCTGAAGATTATGTTTTAATAGGCACACAAGCTGACCAAAAGAAATTTATCGGGAATGCGGTGGAGGTTACACAAGCGAGAAAAAATACTGAAGCACTTTGCAAAGTATTGAGAAAGTTGAGATTGAAGAAATCAAAAGAAATAGCTTAATGGAAAATGGAAAACTTATATTAGATGCCTGTTGTGGCAGTAGAATGTTTTGGTTTGACAAAGAAAACCCTTTGGCTTTGTTTGCTGACATTAGGGACGAAGAATACATTCTTTGTGATGGGCGAAATCTGAAAGTCCACCCAGACATCGTATCGGACTTTACCGATATGCCGTTTTTGGATAAATCCTTTAAACTGGTAGTGTTTGATCCACCCCATTTGCTAAAGGTTGGTAAAAATAGTTGGTTAGCCAAGAAGTATGGTAAACTTCCTGAAGATTGGCCAAGGGTGATAAAAAAGGGAATTGATGAATGCTTTCGTGTTCTGGATGACTACGGAGTTCTGATTTTCAAATGGAATGAGGATCAGATAACAGTTAGGGAAGTATTGAGTGCCATCAATCGGCAACCACTCTTCGGCCATACTACTGGAAGACATGGAAAGACTATGTGGATGTGTTTTATGAAACTGCCAATTAACTAATAACGGTATAGAAAGGAATGAATTATGAATAAAAGAACAATTCAAATAGATGTTATCGGTCCGATAGAAGAAACTGAATTAATGAAATGTAAATTGTATGTTGATGGTCGTGTGTGTGTAATCGGAATGTCACGATATGACTATGAAGAGTTAATGCGAGAAAAAGTGTTTATCCGGGATGGTAAGAGCGTTGATTCTGCTGGTGTGATAAACACGACTAACACTTTCGTTGAAGATGATTAATATTAATAATAAAAATGAACAAAGAAGAATTTCAGACAAAGAAAAATGATATTGATTCAAAAATAAGGGAATTGAAAAATCAGAAAATTCAGTTGGAAAAGGAATACATTGAATCCAACCAAGGATTTCCTGTTGGAAGCAAGGTCTGTATAACGGTCATGGCTCATGAAAGATATACTTTTTGGAACAATGAAAGGATATTGGCTCCCGAAGCGAAGAAGTTAGCCTATATTGCAGATTATGAGATTGATGATAACGGAGAGGTTGTCCCCTCTTTAAGACAGTTGGATTACAATGGGGGCATGTCAGCAATACCTTTATTTGTTAATTTAAAGAAGGCTATAATTGATTTAGCGTAAAACTAAATAGAAATGAGTGAATTATATATACCGCCTGAGCGCCCAGAGAGAAATTTGGTAAACGGCAGGTTCTTGAAGGGCCACACTCCTCATAACAAAGGGAAAAAGTGGGCTGATTACATGGATATGCGTAAAGCTAAAAGGATAAAACGAATAGGAGTGAAAAATCTTGTGCGAAACTATCGAATATCCGGATGGAATGCAAAGCCTGTTGTTGCAATAAAAGATGATGAACTCGTTGGTATTTATCCTTCTGCAAGCGAGGCTGGCAGAAAAGCAGGAATATGCGGACGAAATATAATTAGTTGTTGTTCCGGTAAGCGTAAACATGCCGGTGGATATCAATGGTTTTGGGAGAATGATAATACTTGGTGTAATTTAATTAATCATGAAAAATATAAGTCATTTTAAAATAGGCGAGTGGGCAAAATTCCGTAACGAATTTCAACGGCTATTACCTAATGTCCCGATAATTGACTTACATGATGCACTGTTATCAGCTATTGAGAATAGATTGGTTATTGATATAATTGCGCTAGACAAAAGATTGCGTAATATGTATCCTGAAGAATGGGAGTTCATGTCTATGAAGGAAATAATTATTAAACATTATGGTTTGAAAGCCATGCAATTAATAGAATCAGTATTATGATATACGGATATTTAAGAGTTAGTACAGATGATCAGGACTCTGCTAATCAGAAGTTAGGAGTCTGTAAAAAAGCGGAATCCTTGGGATTATCGGTTGATGATTGGATTATTGATGATGGCATATCTGGGACGAAGGAGCCTGAAAAACGGTTATTGGGCAAGCTTATGAAGAAATTGCAAAAGGGTGATGTTATAATCACATCCGAGCTTTCCCGTCTTGGTAGAAAATTATTCATGATTATGCGAATATTGGAGTTCTGTATGCTTCATGAGGTTAAGGTCTATACGGTAAAAGATGGATACGAACTTGGAGACAACATACAGAGTAAGGTTCTTGCTTTTGCTTTCGGAATTGCTGCTGAAATAGAACGTGACATGATTAGCCAGCGGACTAAAGAAGCATTAGCCAGAAAGAGAATGGAAGGCGTAGTCCTTGGCCGTCCTAAAGGAAGCAAAAATAAAAAATATAAACTTAGCGGAAAAGAATCAATAATCAATAACATGCTAAAAGAAGGTATGTGCAAAACAGACATTGCAAAACAACTTGGCATTAGTAGAAATTTACTATATTCATATTTATATAGAAAGGAATAAAATGATAATAGCTTGGTTTAGTTGCGGTGTAACATCCGCAGTAGCTTGTAAGATAGCACTAAGTCTGTATGATGATGTGCAAATTTACTACATCGAAACAGGTTCCGGGCATCCAGATAATGTCCGATTTATCTCAGATTGCGAGAGATGGTACGGGCAGCCAATTCATACCATTCGCAGCGATAAGTTTTTCAACGTAAAAGATGTACTGATTAAAAAACGGTACATCAATGGTCCTACTGGTGCAACTTGCACATTAGAACTAAAGAAACAAGTCCGTTACAAGCTAGAGAAGGAACTTGGTTCTTGGGACGGTCAAGTTTGGGGCTTTGATTACGACCCTAAAGAGATAAACCGAGCCATCCGATTAAAACAGCAGTACCCAAACACAAAGCCACTGTTTCCGCTAATTGAAAAACAGATTACGAAGCCGGATGCGATGGGAATGCTTTGGAAAGCTGGTATTGAAATTCCGGCCATGTACAAGATGGGCTACAATAACAACAACTGCATCGGTTGCGTGAAAGGGGGAATGGGATACTGGAACAAGATACGGAAGGACTTCCCGGAAGTATTTGCTCAAATGGCGCAGATTGAGCGTGATGTTGGAGCTACCTGCTTGAAAGATAAAGACGGGCGCATCTTCTTGGATGAACTACCAACGTGGCGGGGCGACCCAGTAGAAGAGATTATACCGGATTGCTCGCTTATCTGCCAGATAGAGTTTCAAGAGATAATCGACAGACAGGTAGAACGAGTATTGAAAGGAGAAATTAGTATTAATGATGTAGTCTGAAAAGCTCAAAACGGAACAGTAATGAGTAAAACAACAATTTATTACCTATTCCTAGTAGCAATGTATATGCTTCTAGGATAGGTGGAAAGGAGATATATGAAACAGACAGTAGAAGAAGTGGCACGGGAAGCGGCAGAAGATTGTTATGAATGCCATTACGATGATAGCTTAGAAATGAGATTAGTTAAAGAGGCATTCAGGCAAGGTGCCGAATGGCAGTCAAAGCAATCACCTTGGATAAGCGTTAAGGAGCGGTTGCCGGAAGAAGGAAATCCTGTATTAATAAGACTTAAAGATGGTGTTATTAGGCTTGCATGTTATGATATAGAAGAAGATAGCAATATACACTTCTGGAATGACAATTACGCCTATGAATTGATTGGCAGTTGGGATGTTACCCATTGGTGTCATATTCCCTATTTTGACAATAATTACAAACTATCAAAATAATAGCTATGAAAGAGATATGGAAAGATGTAGAAGGAGTATTTGGGTATCAAGTTAGTAACCTTGGGCGTGTTAGAAGTCTTTTTAGCAGAGGTGGCAAACGGGCATATCCAAGAGTAATGAAAGGTCATATTGATTCTCATGGATATGTACAGGTGACAATTAGCGTAGATGGGAAATCGAAGCTTATGTTTGTTCATAGACTTGTAGCAAAAGCCTTTATACCAAACCCGTTAAACTTGGAAATGGTAAACCATAAAGACGAGAACCCTTTAAATAATAACGTTCACAACTTGGAATGGTGTACAAGGTCTTACAATAACTCTTATGGGCACGCAACTGATAGTTATAGAAGAGCTGTTTGTTGTATATACAGAGAAATAGCATACTTCTTTAATTCAATCAAAGAAGCTTCAGCTAAAATGAATATTCCTGTTACATCTATTTTTAATGCGTTAAAAAGGCACTCTCCTATGGTTAGTAGATGTCTAACATTTTACTATGTCAGTAAAGAAGAATACCCCTCTTTCGATGATATACTCGAAGCCAACAGGGATGTGCTGGAACGGATTAAAGAAAAAGGAGATTGATTATGGAAATAAAGAACGTAGGACAACTTAGAAAAATCATAGAGAACCTTCCCGATGATTTTGAAATAGAGATGCGTATCAGACGCAAATTGACGGATGAAGAATTGAAAAATTGCAGATACCCTTATCCTTACGATACAGAGTATTTAATTCTTGAATTTGATGATGTAGGTGTGTCTGACAAAGTATTATGTTTAGGTGTAACTTCTAATGAATGAACGGTATGGAAATAAATAACGGAATAATAATTGATGGAGTGCTGCATGAACCATCAGAAGGATTTTGTAATGAATGTTCCTTGTCCCGGGAATGCTGTAATATTTTAGATGAGACCTATTGTTCCATGTTAGATTTGGGGATAGGTCAGTGTTTTATCAATCGTGGCAAAGTAACGGATATTAAAACAGAGGAGGATAAGGAATGAGACAGGTATTATCAATCGAGCAGATGAAGCACTTGAAGGAGCTTGGGCTAGATACAAGTGATGCAAGCATGGTATTAATAGCCACGGATGATGATGGTTGCGAATTGTTATGGGAAGATGCTGAAAAAGCAATTAAGCACCATTGGTACAATGTCCATTTTAATCTATATTACGTTAACACTAGTAGTTATGATCATTCCTTAAAAGAAGAGTGTGGAGTTTTTACCTTGCAGGATATTATCGGCAAGTTACCGCGACACATAAATGACTTTGGTACAAAAAATAAGCTGCACATTGAACCTACTTTTGCTGGACCTTGGTGTATAAGTTATCAAATAGGCATATGTGAACCATTTGTTTTTAAATTGTCAGGAAATCTATTGGATGCAGCCTATGATATGTTGTGCTGGTGCATTGAAAACGGATATGTTAAAGTTGAAAAGGAGAAATAACTATGGGATTTACAACACCATGCTTTATACGCAAAAATACACAGGAACTTCGGAGAGGGCTGGAAGAATTTGGGTATAACATACTTAATTCTGGTAATACAACCTTAGACGCACATAATTATGACGGCAAGGGAAGTCATAAAAGTATTGAAGAAGGGAAAGCTATCATAACGTCTTATGGTAATTTATATGGAGTGGTATATTATGTAGATACTATCACCAAGAAAGGAAGAATTGATTGCGGAACGAACGAGGAACTTTTCCTAGCTATAGCTGCATTGAGGGATGATACAGACAAGAATCAATTATTCACTAATGGTAAGGGCGATTGGGGTATATACCGGGATGGCTCTGATGGAGGTTTGTCTGGAATGGATTTCTATGGGATGCCTAATGATTTTGAGATTGACAATTACCACAAAGCTACCGTAAACGAACTGATTGAACATTTTAAAACAGAGGAGGAATAACTATGACCGAAGAATTTGTAACATTAGAAACAGCGAAACTGCTGAAAGAGAAAGGATTCAAGGAAGATGTATTTACTTTTTATGAAGTAGATTGCGTAGAAGGTGATATGATACTGTCTGAAACTTACGATGAATCCGAGAATTTCAATGAAAAAAATGATTGTCTTTCTGCACCTACACAATCTCTAGCCCAGAAGTGGCTACGTGAAACCAAAAACATTCATATATGCGTATATAACTGTGCTTGTGGCTATGGATACGAAATATCTAAAGCTGACAATGGAACTCATATAACCAGTTCTGTTTATGAAGGCCCTAATGATGGTGGTAAATGGGATGTCTACGAAGACGCACTGGAAGCAGGATTACAGGAAGCATTAAAACTGATATGATTATGAAAACAATTATATTTACAATCATATGTATTATCGCCCTATTATGGGTTGGAGATCTCACAATTACATTTAAGCCGTTTTCTATCTCGTTTCCCGGTTGGTATAAGCCTGTAGGTATCCTTCTATTTTTTCTGTCAATGGCGGTATATACTATAGGGGAATATACTAAAGGCTATAAACAGGGTTTCGATGATGGGATAAAGGAATGTGTTGAAATACTTAAAAAGAAATGAATATAAATGTTAACTACTTCTAAACTAAAAATTTAGGGATTCAAATGCGAGCCCTTATAACTACTGGGAAAGCCACAATATTTTACCCAATCTTATGGCTTTTCCAGAGTCCTTTAACTTGTTTGAAATTACAGTTTGTGGATAATTGACAATCAATCTTCTGTTTTCAGAAAAACATTCTTCAATTCGTCTTTCCTTAAAGAGCCGTATCTTATAGCACGGTCAATACGTTTTCGAGCATTTCCGTCTTTAGCCTTTATAGTATTCTTAGAATTATCCTTAGATATAATTAGTTTGACCAGCTCATTCAGAGGAATAGGGGATGTCGTATCTCTATCCCAAATAGAAGTGAAAAAATCTTTTGCAGGTTTTCCCATAAGTAATTTCTTTTCCGTTTCATCACCAACTTTTTCAAAATGAAGGTAAGGCTCCGAAATAATATTGAAGTAGGGCAGGAGCGACTTCTCATCCGGTTCACTCACCATGCGAGTTTTTAGTAGTTTTAGATAGCGTCCTCCATTCCTTGTACGTCCTATGGCAAATACCCCGTCTGCAAAGTTAGACAATATCTTACTTCCTGCCATATTGGTTTTAGACAAGGGCTTCCATTCCTCAATCTTAGGCGTATGCGCTATCACCATGATACTGATTTTTAGCTCACGCTTCAATCTTGTGAGACCGTCCATAATAACTCCGGCATACTCTGCTTCCGCTGTCTGGGTGGATAGATATGAAAGATTGTCTAGTATCATAACTTTAGCTTTCGTGTCAAGCAATTTATCCTTTATCCCTTCAATTACGTTCATGCTGAAATCATCGCTGTCCACTTCTTCCGATATGGTGCAACGGATAAGCGATTTCGGAAAATCAGCGTTCCCGTATCGTCTTGCAAGCTGTCTGTCAGAAAGCTCGAAGTCAAAGTACAAGACCTTTTGAGGACTTACATCAACATCCGCACATTCGCTTTCCCCTTTGGCTATCTCGTAGGCTATCTGCGTGGCAAGAATAGACTTACCTATTCCGCTATCGGCAAATAGGAATACAAGCTCGTTCTCCCACCAAAAATCGCCCCACAATCTATGGATAGGCGGCTTCTTCTTCCCGTCCTCAATGACAGACTGCATATCGGAAGAACTAAATAATGGTATTTGTTCAACCATATCTCCATCATCGGGAATATCGCTACATCTTTGCTCAAACCGTTCTATGTCGGCTTGTATCTGTTCTTCTTCGGTCATAAATCAATCTTTCACCCACTCCGACTTAGTTATACAATTCATAAATTTACTTATAATCATGATTAATATGCGGTTCAGAGTTATCCACATACTTCTCATGTACCACACCATTACCTTCAGTCGTGAAACTACAGTCTTTCCCATAGCGTATAACGTAACAGTGACCTTCACACATGACACGTACTTTCGATTTTCCGCTTAGGTAAATCTCACACACAATTCCTTTGCTGACAACAATATCACACTCGCAATCAACAAACAATGTAAGCGTGGAACGTATATCAACATCACTCTTATGGGAAACATACATTTCGGATGTGTATCCGTCCTTATTTCGCTGCCATTTACCATTTATATAATCGGAAAAGTTCTTTATGATATACAAAGGAGACAGCCCCCACTCGTTAGATATGCTGTCAGCAATCATGTCCATGCCTTTTGCGTCAGTGGCAATTTCCATCAACTCTTCTTTGCTTGTAGCGGAATCCCACTTAGTTTTGTAAGCACCGCAAAGACCAAGCATGATGGCATTACGTTTAAAAGCAAGCAAATCATTCATAAAATCGGGAATTTTTTTAGTTCAACTTCTATAAGTTCTTTTATCATCATTACGGCATTGTCTGAATCAGGAATGCTCTTATAAGTCTTTACAGATCGTATAATGTTACGTGCATGAATATGAGAATGCTTTTCTAACGCGCTGTACGATACCCCAAATCGGTCATGCGCAACCACAAACACGGCAGGTCTTGCCATTCTTTTTACGAACGGTATATTTGTCTTCCCTTCGTATAAAGACAATGGAGATATGGGCGAATATTTATCCTTGCAGAATGCTTTGTTTACGCAATCGCACACAATACGCTCAACCTTTCTTATAACGTCCGATTTTAAGCAATTTTCTCCTTCTGACATACTTTTCTATTATTTTCTTTTGGTCTTCATTAAGAATTTCACCCATAACATACATATTGCCAATAGTAGCCTTTCTAAAATCCACTTCCTTTTTCCCACATTTACCCATATTACAATCTACACCTTTTGAAACATTCGGTATTATCACATGGGTATTGGTGCATCCTTTTACGGGTATCGCCTTAAAGCTAAGAAACATATTACCGTTTCTCACCTTAATGCATCCTGTTTCTACATCGGGAATAAAAAGCCCCTTTGTCACTTCTCCGGTCTGCTTGTCCTTGAATGACACCCATTTCACACCAGGATGCCGTTCCATCTTTATATAGATGTGATATACATTGTCCGGGTTATACCTGTCCTTCCTCGGTTTTAGTTCCATCGTCAAACATCTCCTCCGCTTCTTCTGCTATGATAGCCTTTTGTTCAAATTCCGCATTAGCTTTCAAGTCTTCTTCAGGCGGCGTAGTGTTCATTGCTTTATTCAAATCTTTCATCTGACCTTCCATCCACTTCATATAATTTTCGGCTTCTTTCTGTGCGTCGTTAATATCTGTGAACACAGTCATTGGCTTTATAAGGTTTGCTTCAGTCAACACCTTCATACCGTCCAAGAACTCCTTGTTGGTGGAAGTAGTTTCCCCGAACATTTCATTCTCCTTGCCTTTGATGGATTTCTTGAAGTCCACCATATACCTCAACCACGCATAGAGAGATGTTTCATGCGCCACACCGTCCAATCCCACAGCGTATGGGGTAGTGAACACCTTGTACCCAGTATAGTTTTTAAAGCAGATTCCTTGCTTAAACACCACAATCTCGAACGAACCGAAGTTCTCCCTTTCCAGCACATCACTTTCTTTGATGATGAACTCAAAGCCTTTGGTTTCTTTCTTCTTTGCCATAGTTACAATATTTCTTCGTTTACAACCTCTGTGATTACTGTTTCCCTCAATTCCTTAATTATTATAGGGCCGTTGGGTTTCTCCGAATTTCTCATAGCAGAGCCGACAGCGGACAAACATTCCTCCTTTGTATTGAATTTAGTAGGAGTACTATACCACACATAAGACGAAAATTGAGGTTCTATCCATTCATAAATATATTTGTCGCCACATTGGGCAATAAACAATGTTCTTATTTTCTTATCCATAGATTATTCCTCTTTCTATTTACTCACTTCCTTAACAAACTCATCAAACTCTGATTTAAGACGATTCATTTCATTTTTCGCTTTAACGACTTCCTCTTTGGTGTAATCTTGCTGATTTTCAATTACGACAATACATTGAAGCACCAAGTCTCCATCTCGTTTTTCAAGAATCTCAGAGAACGGTCTGACAAAACAAGAGTTTCGCAATTCTAACCTTGCTTCCTTTCTCGCACACTCGGCACGATATTCGATATAATCTTCATCAGTCATATTGTAATGAGTGATATTATCCACCACACTGCTCCAACGGCAAAGCAATCCGTTAGGCTGTCTTGCTATAAATGCTCCCATACCTATTCCTCCGTTTTAGCCTTTCTACCCCTTTTCGGCCTGAACGCAGTCTTGGCATCCTCAACCTCGATAATACACTCTCCCTCATCTTCAATTGTCGCCACCGCCTCATTCTCCTTCAACACTTCCTCAACAACCGGATTAGCCGCTTCCTCCGCTTCATCAACAACAGACTTCCCGAATCTAGGCTTCTCTTGGTTCATGTTCAGTTTCTGCATATCCATGGCGTACTGCAACTGGTACACCTTGAACTTCTCATCGTCCGAATCAATGATGTCGTCCGCTGCATCAGCATAGTGCATGGCGATAGTTCGTCTGTTTGCTTTCATGGCCATTCCCAACGCCTCTTCATCCACGTACATATACGGATGGATGGAGATAAGACCATCAATGGGAGAAAGCCGTCCGAATGTCTTCTTGTACTGGATAAGTCCGTCAGCCCTTTGTTCAACAATGGCATAGGCATTCATAAGGTTTTTCTTTTTGATAAGAGCGATAGCCAATATCCAAGTAAGCCCCAGTTCGGGATTGAACTTCTTTGGCAAGTCTTTCAGCTTGGCGAAAGACAATGCTTCTGATAAGGTCTCTGTTTCTAAAAACATAGCAATATAGAATTTAATTTTATTCGTTAGGAAATTGTTCGTCATATCCGAAGGAATGTCCGTAAACGTTCTTGAACGTAAACGTCACTTCCTTGTATTTCTGTCCGTAAAGGGTGTCGCTTTTAGGCTCTGTGGCTCCTGAAAGGTACATCAGAACCTTTCTCTTTCTCGCTGTATCACGGTAGGCAATCTTGGAACCAGTAATGAAAGCCATAAAGTCACGGTAAGACTTATCATCCTTGGTATCATCCTCCAAGAATATCAATGTCAGTTTTATAGTTGTCTGCTTGTATGCCGGTGTGCTGGAAACATACACTTCAGCCTTGCTTGTCTCGGCAAAATCCTCTGCATACATATTTGTAGGCTCTCCATACGAATTAAGGCCTGTACATTCTTTATACCGCAATCCGGGAAAACCCGTTTCCAAGTCTTTCCAACCGGCACCAAGCTCACCGTAACGCATCATATAAAACTTATAGTCATTCATATTATGAATATTATAATACACGCAAATATAATTAATTAAATTCATATATTAAAGCTTTACTTTAATATTTATCACTATGATATATTTAAATCCGTTTTAATATTAAGTTTTTAATCTTAAAAGTAAAAGAGTACTTGAAATATACCTTGCATTGCATAGTACTACATCATTGCATATTAGACATACCCTATATAAATAAAGGAAAAATGTCTAATCCAAAACCCATAGAAAGAAAGTAACATAAAGAAAGAGTGAGCACAGCGAACACCTCACTCCCTTTGTTTATTTAAATAATCAAAGGGGAATAAAAGCAATCTGAATAGGAAAGCATCAACGTAAAACATGAATATCGATATAATGATAAATAATATTATTTTACATAACAAATTAAGTTGTGTATATGAAAAAATGCAACATTGTAAAAGCGCGAAAATTCAAAAAAAAAAATAAAAAAAATCGGGAGAGGGCGGATGTTTACGGATGCATTGGCATAGGGGGGGTGGGGTATACCTGCAACACATTGCAACGCTCGTTTGATTCGTTGCAAACGGCTTTAGTAAGGGCAATACAAGGCAAAGATCAGGCTCGGCGACACATTGCAAAGATGAAAATAAAAGGGTTTAATATTGCACTAATTAGGCTTTCAGCCGTATGCTATTTAACATGTGATATTTTTATGTTTGTTTACAAATTATATAGGTAAATATTTGGTAGAATGGTAACTTTTCCGTAACTTCGAAGTGTGAAAAGGAAAGGATATCACATAGTGATAACACAAGATATTCGATTCCTTTCACAAGGATAAGCGTAAAGCGAAGCATGTGCGTTTACATCCAGAAGCGTGTTATTAAATGATGGAATAAAAAGAGAGCCTTAATACTGGAATATTAAGACTCTCATAAGTTGGGAATACTTAAAGTAGTACTCTCCAGGAACGGAGGCAAAAATACTTCTTTAACTTCTCACTTGCAAATATTCTCCCATTTAATTTTTGATTTGTTGTTTCGGTTATAAAAAAGGTGTAACAGTTGGAAGCCTGCTACACCTGGATAGGTGGAATAATCCACCGGAAGCGGCTAACTTTCATTAGCCTATAAAACCGTTCGTTTATGGAAATTAAAGTCTGTATTCGTGTTTGGTTCTTTAAGCCTTTGATTATAATGATCAAGTTTTAAAGTTCTCAAACGGTGGGTAATGTAAGGCGTTACCCGCCAACGGTTTTTAAGTTCCATGGCGCAAATATAGCCGTAATTCTTCAATAATCAAAATCACGCTGTAATGAATTGAAATATTAACATTAAACATTATAGCATTATGAAAAAAAGAAACTTACCTACACAGGAATACGAATTAATTAACGTGTGTATGCAAACAGTAGAAAATGGCACTCCATTAACGTGTGATGATTGCGGACGTACAATATTTAATATTGCTACGATAAAAGGGAAAAACGATGGAAATACGTACAATGTAGGGCTATCATGCGTTAAGAAGTTACTAAATAAGTCTATCTACTTCGATTTAGAAACCGGGTGGGAATTTGAACGACAAGAAAATGAATGGAAGCAAGCAATGAATAATTTAAAGTGGCTTAAAAAGCATTCAGAAAAAGATTTGTACGAATTTTCCTTGTACAAATACGATAACGGTAAAGAATTTTGTATTAACCTAACTTTCAAAAAAGATTTTGGGGGGTATAAAAAAGGGTGGTCTGGAGGATATACGGCTGCCATGGCATTGGACAAACTTCCTTTGTTCTCGGAATTTTTCAAAGCGTGAAACGTACAAGCGTTGCACCCGGTGCAAGTTCCGGGACACGCACAAATTAATAACATAAAAACTTATCCTCATGAAATCAATGAATTTCTACACACAAAATGGTTGGGCTGGTTCAAACTATGACAGCAAGTTAAGCACAAAGGAAATAGCCGCAAAGGTTAGATCCTATGCAAAGAAGAACTTCCCGGAATTTAAATTCTCTGTCCGCTCTGAATGGAGCATGTACACTGATTCAATGTATATCGAATTAAAATCCGGTCCTTGTGTTCCTTTCATTGAAGGATCAAGAAGCGCGGAACGTGGTTATATGTCCACGATGTCCAACGTGAAGGCATGGAAAGACGAGTTAACACCGGAAGTATTCGCAGCGTTAAATTCTGTATCAAATTACGCTAGTTCTTTCCGTTATGATGACTCGGACGGTATGCAAGACTATTTTGACACTAATTTTTATCTGAGTATAAAAGTAAGTGATGAATATAAGGTTATAGAACCGAAGGCAAAGAAAAGCAGCGTTAAGCCTGAAAAGGTTGAGGAAGCTAAAGAAGTGGAAGCCGTGACGGTTGAAGGTCTGGAAATCGTGGACTATTCCGGAAAGGCTATCGCGGTGTTTGGCGATACAAAAGCGATCAAAGAGCAATTAAAGGAACTGGGTGGACGCTTTAACCCATCTTTAAATTATAACGGTGAAAAGCGTGCCGGATGGATATTCAGCAAGAAGCAAGCGGACAAGGTGAAAGAATTGATAGCGCCTACAGAGTTGCCGGCGCTTCCTAAAGAAATATATATCCCGGAATTAGCAGAAGGAACGGAACAACCCAAAACGCTAGAAAAGTCTTCAATATGGGACAATCTAAAAACGCTTGATTATACCCTGTATGATGATTATAAAGCCGGTTTGCTGACATTGGAAGATTGTGCAAAGGAGTTTTGTAAAAGCGGATGGACAAATTTTGTTGATATAGAGTATTCTAAGATAGTTTTTGATCGGATAGAAAAACAAATAGAAGTTAATCCAACTTACACAGTTGAAGCCTACGAGAAGAAAGTAAAGGGGAAACGATACATAACGGAAAACAAGCCTAAATGCGGTTATTATTCCGTCATAGATACCTTGGATAATTGCCCGGTAGGATTCTTCCAAACAAAAGAAGAAGCCGAAAGAGAGGCGGAAACACTTAACGGGTTTACGGATGGTAACGGGCGATTAAAGACGGTCATTTAATTAGCTGAATATGGTTTTGTTGGTTTTGTTATTCGGTGCTGTGATATTCATTTCCGGCACCGACAGGGATAAACTACGCGAATTTATAAATAAGAGTAATGAATTAGATAAATTTTAAAAGATATGAAAGCAAAAGTACAATTAACAGACAGTTTTTCCGGTCGTAGTATAAACGTAGTGGTTAATCTCGTAAACACAGAGTTTGACAAATACGAGTTTGCATTTGATTCGCTGAGCGATTACCAGCGTAAAAAGATAGAGGATTTCTTCGGCGCATACAACGCTTATTATACAAATGCAGAGGTAATCCAAGTGTATAACAAATAAAGGCTAAAGCCGTGATAAATGGACTATCCGCGAGGGTTGCAGGGTCGGAACCTGCCACGGCTGCAAATTATAAAACAATAAAACGAATGAATTATGAAACGTAAAGAATTAGACAACATTTTGCGCAACTTATTAGTTGCTGGAAACATTGTAACCGTACCGTTTGAACAAATGAAGAATATTCGCAAGGAGTTAAACCGATTTGTGAAGCCTGTACAGATAGAGATTATTAAGAGTGATTTTGAAACGGTTTCATTTAGAGAGTTAAGATAATGAAATATATTGCCACATGTTAGCATAGACGTACGTTGGGGCTTTTTGCCAACATATCATCTTATGACACCCCGGCAGTAATACGGCTGCCGGGATTGCGGAAAAGGATTTTAATAACGAATTATTAACCGCGGGCAACCGCACAAAATAAAAGAAATATGAATTATAACGTAACATCCGTAAAAGACGGATATAATGAAACCAAAAAAAACGGATACAAGCTATATGAAGACGAAAAACGCTATTATAGCGTGTGGATGAAAAATAACATACCCGACCCAACCACATGGGCGAGCCTTAACCGATGCGGGGAACGTGATATGCCTATATTCACATGCGAGTATTGCGATTATCAAGGCTGGGAGCGTGAAGAATACGATACGGTTACAATAATCGGATAAAACGAATTATCCCGGCGTGGGGGACAACAAGCGGAGCGACACCGCCGTCGGGAACTGAAACAAACTAAAATTATAAAGATATGAAATCACAGGTTTACACAGAAAAAGAGTACAAGCAATTGGAAAAAGAATCTGAATCAAGGTTTTCAGATCATGAATACTGCCTGATGGGATGGGATGAGAAAAGACAGGCGTACACAGTTGTATATAATGTTGTCGGAGTGCTATATATAGTTAGAAGAGGTCGTATATGCAGCGTGCCCAAGCGGTACTATTTTGATAATTTAGAAAACGCAGCACGCCACTATAACCGCCTTTGCAAGTATCGCCCGTTATTCGTTGCTTGAAGCGGCAAAGCATTTAAGAAAAATAATCAAATAACTAAAATAAGGAGGAAATAATATGTTCATGATTTGCATTTTGATTTGGTTAGCTGTTGGAGTAGGTAAGGAGCTGACTGGAAACAACGGTTTTTAAGCCGAATTATCCGCCAAAGGTTCAACGCCTTGCAAGTGGTGCAAGTTCCACGGGCGGAACTATTACTAACAATTAAATGATTGAATTATGAAACGAATTGCAATTTTGGCTTTATTATCATTAAGCCTATCATCATGTAGTGAATACTTCGATAAACAACATGATCAGAATGAACTAAAGAAAAAGTATTCTTTCGCATTAAATTACTATGTTGAAAGATTGTCCGAAACCGGGAATGCAATGGCTAAAATTAGCTATTATAATTGTCCGTTATTTGAATCATACAGAGATAGTATCAACAAATACACAAGACTTTCAAATGAACTTGATTACTAACATATAAAACAACGAATTATGGGAAAGACTTATGCTTATCACCGCTTTTCAACTGACAAACAAGATGCGCAGAGCCAGATTAATATCATAACAAGATGCGCAGAGTCAAAACACTTAAATATTGACGAAATTATTTCTGATGAAGCAATATGCGGAGCTGTTTCGTACAAAAGAAGAAACCTATCTGAATTGCTTTCAAGACTTGAGGCAGGCGATACGCTGATTATATCAGAGGTTTCGCGTCTTACACGTGGTGGAATAGTCGAACTTAGTGATATTATTTCCAACTTCTTCATGGCAAGAAAAATACGTCTTATAGTCGCCAATGTCGGGCTTGACGTTGATTGTACAGACCTAACCCCTATGACCAAATTGCAGCTTGCAATGATGGCGACATTTGCAGAAATAGAGCGGAATAACATAAAGCAAAGGACAAAGGCGGCACTCTCAGCACGCAAGCAAAAGATAGCGGAAGAAGGCGGATTTTACTCTAAATCGGGCAACTGGTGTACCTCTTTGGGCGGCACAACAACCGGACAGGCAAAAGGCGGTAAAGTGAACGGGGAAAAGAGAAGAAAGGAAGCGATGAACGATGAAAAGAACAATATGATAGCCGCCATGTTGGAAGGCTGCAATACTCCGCAAGACATTGACAAGGTAGTTGAACGATTGAACGCAAGGGGTATTTTGACAAAGACCGGGCTGCCCTTTACCCGGAATCGCCTAACTGCCCTACGGACTAAGATTAATAGACGCACTGAATATATTCAAAGTATGCTTTAAAACATACTTTGTGAAACGAATTACTGATTTATAAACGATAATTTTGCAACACATAACGCTTAGCTATCGGCATGACGGGCAAGGATTATGAAGAAATATTATATTGTATACCCAAGAAATTTTGCCAACGAATTTACGCTATTCTTTGTGAACGTAGGCGATAAAGATGATACGGAATTACTAAACGAACTTCTTGAAAGAAACTCTTATGACCCGAATTACGATTGTCATAGGATAACAAGAAAAGAAGCTGAAAGAAAAGCATCCCAAGACAGAAAAAGAGGGGTTTACTATGGGTGCAGCGCATTTGACGAAAATGTAATTCACATCACTGAAGTAGAAGTATAAAAACAGAGGCGGATTTCTCCGCCTCTTCACTATGCAATAAATTACATAGACATACTAATTTGTGAGCAAATCACAATGACATTTCTAATGTCGTTTCAATCCACGCACCGAAGTGCGACTAACATCGTTGATGTTCGATGCAAAGGTGCAACTTTTTGAATTAACGAGCAACAAATTATTAATGTTATAAAACATATTAATTATGATAACATCAACCATGACAGCAGAAGAATTGCTTGACGAAATAAGAGCTGATTATCCAAACGTGCTCACTATCTCCGATGGCAAGGACGCTAAGGTCATCCGGATAATCAAAAAATCCGTTCTGTTTCCGGTGCGTATCCACTCTTTTGTCACCACTGTGCGAAAAAACAAGTGGCTGATATTATGGGAGGCTCACAGCAAAAAAGAGATAGGAGATGATTGCCGTATCTCCTTCGTCTGCTACCACGATACCGGGCATGGCAAGTATGCCTATATGCCTACCTTCGTCAAAGGTAAAATGGTTCTTCTTGCGTTTCCTCCACACATCTTTTCCCGATTTGCCGAGCGGATGGGAATTAACTTTACAGGCACAAAACTGATGAAACGGTACTTCGAGATCAATAATAGCTATTCGTTTAACTTCTCGACCGAAGAAGTAGATGGTGGGCATCGTGAAAATGTGTTCGCTACCTGCCGGGAAGGCATTGCGATGGGATTCAAGGCTGTAGGGTTGGACGTCTTTCTCTTAAAAACTTTCATAACTTACGATATGTGCAAAGGCGAACAGATAGGGAATTTTGCAAAAAGTGAGGAGTTTCGCAGACTAGTACACGAAGAAATGAGTAAGGTATCCCAGTGAGCTACCACTAAACTAAATATTTAGGGAGCTTTATAAAATTAGGGAGAATTACAGGCACAACGATATCACCCTTGCCAACACGACAAGAGGTATCAGCCTGTATATCCACCTCTCTATACGTTCCATCGCATCACAGCAAGTAAACGACAAAAATACCAGTGAGGCACATCATCAGCCTGTTCAAGCAATATGCTCAACTTATCTTCTTCCATATATAAACATAAAAAAAGCGGTAAAACCGTTGGGAATTACCGCTTTGATTTATTTTCAATTGATATGCCTAGAATACACTCTTATCAAATTGTAGCCAGAAAAGATGTCAAACTTTCCATATCATCAAATTCTTTTATTTTGGTATCATCAGTCTTTCTAACTCTTTTTTTCTTCCTACTTTCAGAAACAACAGATAGCATATTCTGCACAACACCACTGGCATTGCGTAATTGAATAATATGTTTCTCAACTAAAATACATAGTTCATCAGCGAATGATCTCGAAATAAAAGAAACATCGCTTAAATCAATTATAGAACCACTATGCTCTGCTATTTTTTCTCGTAAAATTTCAGCATTAGAACGTGAGCGTATTTCAGATCCTAGTAGATCATGAAGCTTAATTATTTCTTTCATAATACCTCCTATTTTATATACTTCGTATAATCAAATTCTTCACTAACTGTCAATGGTATTCTCATAAGTATAATCGTACCATTCCAATTAATAGTTTCAGGCAATTTTACATAATCACTTCCGCCAGATGCATCATGCCTATGGAATGCCCCTCCTGACAACATAAAGAATGCCCCTCCAAGACCTTCCACAATCATACTTTTAGTAGATGATATACCAAACCCTCTACTTTCAGCATCAGGAAGGTCTTTAGTCGAATATCCTTCATTTGCATATTTCAATGCTTCAGCTTCATTGTCACCTATCTTATCAAGCATCTTTTGTGACTTGACATAACTTCCATAAATTGTTATTCCATCATCAGCTATGCATATATCCAAACAATTCTCACGTTTCAGATATTGCGTATATATATAACCATAATCACTATCAGAATGTTGATTTATATTGCAAATTAATTCACTAATCAAATACGAAAGTGGAGTTTTAAGTTTTAAATCTAAATTTTTCTGTTTTTCAATAACTCCTTGAATAATGGTCTGCATTGAATCTATATTCTTATTCAATCGACTAAAGCGACATATAGGGATATAACTTTTCCCTAAATATTCTTTCAACGCACTATTTAGGTCCATGTCATCTTTTATTGTCAGCATATCAAAGAACTTAACACATTCTAAATAGTTTCTCATATATCCAACCACATTTTTACACTGTACGTTCTTACATTTGCTTTTATATATGGCAAATGGGAACAAAAAGAATGGATGAAAAAAAGAGGTATTTGAAAAATCCCAAACAGGAACATCATTATCCCTTATTTGTTCATTCGCAAAAATGACAGAAAATAAATGATTGAAAACACTACCTATTCGTTCATCTCTATCCGCATTTGGAATATTAATTACTTTATTCATAGTACAAGAAAATAATACCAATATTTACAGAAGGCTCTCTAATTACGATGTCCCTGTAAATTCCTTATTATAGTGAAAGGTGATGCTGTTGTACATACCAGCACTCCTATATGGTGCAAATATAGGTAATTATATCAATATGACAATATCAAAGATAGCTATTAACACTTTTAATTTAGCGGTAATTCCAACAAGTCAAAGAACGCTTCTGTTCGATTATTATTTTTCCAGTCCTTTTCTGCAATGTTCACATAAGAACTTTTTGGCTACAGGAAACATCTTTTGACCGACATATCCACTGAGATATTGCGCTTCCTCTCCATAAGGATCAATCCCGAAAGCCTTGGAGATATGCCGGCACAAATGACCTTTTTCGTGGTCCCACGAATTTTGAAACTCTTCGGGGGTAGAGGTTAGTGAGATAACCATTACTGTCTCTCTTCTCCTGTAGTCCGAATAGGTTAGACCGGTATTCATTCTGCCTTCGGTCAGATTGCGATACGCACGCTTGAGGGAATCCCCCCTGCATCCTATACGGTACAGGTCCATAATGATCCGATCCGCCCAATAGGTGTGTACCGCATAATACACTTTGACGTGCCAGTCTCCATATTTCGGTATGTAGAACTCCTGAATAATCATATCACATCCGACCAGATTACAGGAATCCCTTTACCTATACAGGTGGCAAAGAACTCGTCAAACGCCCTGCAAGGATCGCCATCAATATCATCAAGGTAGCATTTTATATGCTTGCATAAGTGAGCCTCGTCAACCAATGATTTTTTATAGAAATCCGCTTTCAGCATGTTTGCGACATAAGCAACGTCATAACCCTTGTCGTGCTCAATGGTAATTCCGTTCGCTTTCAGCATATCGTCCACTTCATCTTTGCTCCACGGCTCCAGCTTTTTCTCTTTGCCCGTGGCTTCGTCTTTCACCTTCATTTTTGAAACGGCCCATTCATAAAGTTTCTTGCTGAAATGAAAGCCGTATGCTTCCAGATATTCCCTCATGCCCGATGGAAATCTGCTGTATGTATCCAATCTCTGTTCCATAACCTTTATTTAAAAAGAGGGGCATTTCACCCCTCCACCATTAATAAAACTCACCGTTAGCGCGTCTGCGTCTGCGTTCGCCCATGTCATCCATACGCGGATATTCAGGAAAGTATCCGGGGTATCTGCGTTCATCCATGCCGGATGAGCTTCCACCACCTGAATAACTTCTTCCACCATCACGGAAACCCATTTCTCCGCGCATTTCTCTCATGGCTTTTTCGTAACCTTTGCGGCAGCCTTCCTTATAGGCTTCCTCCACCTCGTCACCTCTCATACCGAAGCCGCGTCCGTAATCGTCACGCCCTTCTTCTAATATTTCCCACATTCCCATAATCATTTCTTTGTTTTGGATGTTTCAACCACTCCGAGCTGTTCCATGAGCCGTTTGTTCAAATCCATAAGGTCAGACATATTCTTGCTCATTTCCGCCATTTGCCCTTTCAGAGAGGATATTTCCTGCTCCTGACGTTGTTTCTCGGCAAATTCAGGGTTCAAGAGCGTAAGCATCTTGTCACACCCTGCAATGACGGAATTGTGGAAGTCCATACTGTTGATGATGTCTATGCTTTTCTGTTTCATAGAAGCGACCTCGTTATTCATAGCATCACGCGAGCATGACACTACGATATTCCCGTTCTGTCCGAAGTCGGCTATATCCATGCCGGCAGGAAGATTTTGGAATGTCGTGTTCTGCCCGTTGATGCAGACAACAACATCCACAACCATTTCCATTTGGGGCAACTGTCCCATAGGGGATGCCATAGGATATTTCGGCTTGGGAGCGGAAACGCTGACCACCGGGCCGTATTCGATAAACGGGTTAGCATCCTTATGAAGTATATACAATTGGTTATTGGTACGAAGTGATTGAAACATGATTGTTTAATTTTAAGGAGTGTGGCTATTCCCATTTTGGGAACCACCACAAAACTCCATGTTAATTATTACTTGCTCCGTAAAGAAGCGGTTTCTACTGTAGGAGCCGGAGCCGTTGTCGGTCTGTACCCTCCATTAACAAGATACAATTCGTTGGTGTACTTGTTATAATGAATCTCATAGATGCCGGTTCCAGCCAAGTTTGCAACAGTCACAGGCTCATTGTTATAAGCCATCAACGGTCTTGTGTCCCCATTAGTTCCTATCAATATCGGAAGTGTAGCAGTTGTACCGGCAGGTATAGCTTGTCGGAGACTGATATAGAATCCCCCAACATAATCCCTGTTACGGAACGCATGGTTAGGGAGTTCAAGAGTAACATTCTCCGTACCGACTGTCACAGCCACCGTAGGAAGAGTATTGAAGTTTGCTCTTCCGATTGATGGGAATGGGAATCCTGTAAAAAAGTTAGGCCACATATCTACCTCCTTTCTTACCGGATTAACCCCAGTAGTTGTTGCAACCACATCCACTACGTCCGTATACAGCGTCACCCATATATGCACCGTAGGCGGCTGCACGGAAACAATCTGTATTAATAGCGGTTAAATTGGGGTATTGAACACTCACAGTATTGGGGAGCTTGCATTTGATTCCATCAACATCGCTTTGTAATGCCTGCAATCCGGCTGCCAAAGGAGCAATCTGTTGTCCTACTGCACTCAGGATAGTGGCGTTCTGATTACGCTGGGATATTTCGGCTGTTAAAGTAGCCTTTTCCGCAGTAAGAGATGCGATCTTGTCCTGCAATGCCTGATTTTGAATTGCATCAAGTTTAGCAAGGATAGCATTCGTGTTGGCAGTAGCACCGTCACGCAATGACAATGTGTTTTGGTTAGCAGTGTTGATTAATGCGTTAGTTTGGTTGCACATTGCAAGCTGACTCTCGTATCCTTGTGTGGTTACAAGCTGTTTCATATCGCAGCAACAGCTACAGATCTGAGATGTCAGAGCGTTGTTACCTTGCATAATCGCAGTCAGGATACTGTTGGTGTTCTGACCCATTTGGTTACCGAGACCGCAGATAGCCTGTGATACAGAGTTAATACCGGCAAGGATTTGGTCTGAAGAGGTGTTAACAGCTTGGGCTAATGATGCAATGTCCACACCGTTCCGATTAAGTGTCTGCATGATCATTTCTCTTCCTTCATCGGCACCCTTATTGTTGTTGCCACCGAATCCAAAGTTTCCGTTACCGAAGATGGCTGCAATCACAATCAATGCAATGATGTCCTGAAAACCTCCATTGTTACCGAAGAAACCACCGTTGCCGTTACCGTTGCCAAGTAACCCCATCAGATAGCCTGTGTCAATGCCACGGTTTTGCAAAGACGGAAGGATGGAGGCAAGCAGATTATTAGCAGCACCTCCATTACCTGACGGATCTCCAAAAACATAAGTTCGTTCCATAAGTATTTGTATTTTGTATCCCGGTCAAAATCAACCGTTCACAAAAGTATATATATCATAACTCATGGAAAATCAGTTGTTTCCCAACAAATTCTTTATATTATCCCAATATATTCTCATCATTTTCCCACTCTCTATCCTCTCATGGAAATTAGATATCATGTAGTTAACTGCACGTTTGGTTTTGTGGATATGAACGGCTATCTGTGAAGGGTACATGCCACTTTCGAAAAGAAGAGATACAAGAAGATACCGGGCATCCACTGTCTCCATATTCTTATCAGACGATAATATTTGGTCAACAGACACTTCTGTTTCTTTTGAAACAATATTAATTATTTTGGCAAAGATTTCTGACTTGCACATGTTTTTTTCTAATTTTTATTCTTATCTTTGCCATGCCACGTAAAACATGAGATTTTGATGAACAAAGCATAAGATATTTATGTTGAAGATATTAGCCCCCAACATAAGGTATCTTATGCTTTATCATGTTTTTATGTGGCAATATTAATATGATGATATGTTGGGGGCTTTTTTTTGATTCTAAGCCCCTGAAAGAATTACTTTTATTAAATGAGCTTTTCTTATATGCCACACTTCTACCTGTGGCGGATAATACTTGATATTGCTATCTCATCTTGCACCTCCCTTCTTCTTTACCAACCAAATGACTACGATTAGCAATACTAATATAATACCTATAGAGAACTCTCCTAGTTCTAATTTTGTCTTCTGCCACCATGTTAATTCCTTCTCCACAGGGTAGGGAACTTCTAACTCTTTCTCCTTCTCTATATAGGTTGTATCGCGAATTGTCCTGTCACGGTAGACTATATGCCACTTGTCAACTAATACTGAATCGCCTTTCTCTTTTACATAGACAGAATCCTTAATGTGGATGGAATCACGTTCATGTACGGTAAGATAAAGACTGTCAGTCCTTATTGTTTCCACCGGGACATACCTTATACTCCGGCATGACCCAAATAGCAATAGCAATGCTATCCCTACTGCAATCCATATATAGACCCTTTGTCTCATCCCTCAAATTTTATATCGTTGATACGGTTCATCCAACCACGTTTGAACTTGTTGTTTGCTGGGCGTTTCCGGCATATATCCTCGATGAAATCAAACCGTGCAATCTTGATCTGGTCAAACAGTTCACGCGGATTACGGGAATTAACTGCGGCAAGTGTCTTAGGTCCGACAATGCCATCAGGAATCACACCAACCAAATCTTGCGGTACTTTAATACCATGTGCCCCAGAAGCCCATACAAAATCCACAAGAATATTCGCCACGGATTGCGATTTAATTTCGTCAGCTTTCCATCTGTTCCAGTACATGGTTTTCAAAATCTCCGTCCATTCTTCTTTCGTGATGTTTTTCAATCTTTCAACCGTAGGCTTGGGATAGCCTTTCTTCCGGCAATACGTTTCATAAGTTCCGATGGTTACGCCCATATTGGTAGCTCCTCCTAAATCGTCAGGGTCATTTATAAAACCGCCTTCCCACTTCAGGATAAACGGTGCAAGTTTTCTTACGTCAGCCATTTCTCTTTCCCTCCTTTTCTTTTTCATTATCAAACAATATCTGAGCCATGATCTTGGCAATATCATCCTTGTTCTCGATAATCACACTCATTGTTTTTTCTGCTTTGCGCAACTCCGCTTTTTCCCATGATTTTTCACGAACTGATTTAAACTCACAGAAAATGCAGTAACCTGTCCAAATCATTGAAAAAACAGGAAAGGGGATAACCACACAGCACAACAGATCAATGAAGCACAACTCTATAAATGGAGTGAAATACTTCTTCGCCTTGACGGCTGTTTTCTTATACCCCGTGGATGTTCTTGCCTCTCCCCGTTGTTTTGCCTTCATTATTCCTGAGACCAGATCCACGAACATTGCGCCGATAGTGACTGCGATACACAAGGCTATCAGTACAATGTGTATTATCATGTGCTCATTAATAAAATTGTAAATTACGTCTTTCATTACTTACTCTTTTTATAGATTAAAGTTAGTCACTTATGAATACTCTTAGTCCTGCTCCCCTTGAATTTGAATTTGGCGCGAATACACGGTCTATTCTATCTGAAATAATCTCCAAATATCCCGTCTGCGCTTTCAATTCAATTAGCATGGGGTTTGTTTCAGCTTGTGATTCCAAACTATATCGAGCGTCTAACAGATTTCTGATAGCTGTTATGTCAGTAGTTTGCTGGCTTACAAAGAACCTGATAGAGTTTAGTAATGCCTCAAGCGCCTCGGCGGTAGTCTCTGTTATACCTTGTATTCCTTGTTGGAGAGCGGATAAATTTGCTTTACCTCCGGGTTCCCATCCTATTTGGTTAAAAATTTCTTCTGCCGCCTCGTTATATTCACCAAACACTTCCTTCATCTTGTCAGACCAGTCTTTGATGGCTTCGGTATTAATATCATTCGGCTTTAAAAAATCCGTATATGCCTTTTGAAGTCTTTTATATTCCTCACTATTCTCTATCTCATCAGCAGCGGCATTCGCTTTTTTTGCGACACTTTTTATAACCGAATTATTGGCTGTGTTTCTTAGCCTGGTTATTTGGGCTTGAAGTTCAAAATACCTTTCTTGATCCTCTTGCTCCATATCTGTTCTTGTTGCAATTAGGCTGTCAAATTCGTCAAACATAGGTTTTAAGAACTTGTCAGATAATCTTAGAAGTATCTGTTGTTTTACATAGTTTTCCATAAAATCATCAAAACTTTCTTGAAGTCCAGACAAGCCATCCCCTGTTTCTTGAAACGCTTCCAACCATGCCGATGCAAAATTCTCAGCCAATGTTTTGAAATTTTCATCGGAGCCTACACCGCCAAGTTCTGCTATCATGTCATTAGCACTGTCAGCCAAAGTATCCCTAAGATCTTCAATCTGTTCCTGCCATTCGTTTATTTTATCCCAGTCAGTATCTTTCTTGTCTCTTTCGGCGGCTATCATGGCATTGAGAGATACTATCTGTTTGTTTATGTTCTCATCAAGTTCATTCCCATATTCTTGTAGCTTTGTTATATCCCATACATTGTCTATACTCTCTTTTAGCTTGTCGTATTCACGTTCCAGCTTCTTTATCTTTCTTTCATGTCCTTCTATTTCTTTTTGCAGTCTTGCATCATCCGATCCGAACAAGGCACTTACTGTTTTTGCCAAGCCCATTGCCGCTTGAAGATATCCAACCGGACCTTGTGCTATTCCTGTTGCTATTTGTGCTATACCTCCTGCCGCTTCTGCCGTGCGGTTGATAACGTCTTTTGTACCATCAGACATTGAGCCGAAAACATTTTCAAGGTCACTGGCAATTTGTGGCAATGCGGATGAGAATTCTGAAAAGATCCTTCCTGATTCTCCGATTTTATTTTTCAGAGTGTCGCCTAGATTTTGCCCATTCCTGATTTGTTCGGCGGTTTCTTTTGATATTTTCTTTTCAGCGGTAAGTTGCTTTAGTATTATATCAAGTTTGGATTTTTCTGTTTCGAGCTGAACTGACAATTGTCTGGCTTCTTTAGAAAGAATGCCAGACGTTGCTACTGCCGCATTATATTCTTGCCGTTTCTGTTCGACAATTTTCGATTGTTCGTTGCTCAGGCTTGTATAATAGTCAACCGCATTGTTGGCTCTTATGTTTTCCTCTTCAAGTTCCTTTCTCTCTTTTAGGAACTGAATATACTCTTTCACTCCCGAAGTAAGACCGATGAAGGGATTTTTTTTAGCAATCATTTCATCAATTTTCTCTTGTTGATTGATGATTGCTTTCAGTTGGTCAGCCGGAAGATCCTTCAGATTCTCACGCAAACTCATAAGTTTGTCACGCATTGCTGTGAGCATACGTGTGGATGCACCTTCAATGTTCTCGAACATTGAGATATACATATCCGAATTTTGGAATTGTTTCCATGTATTCTCGTCAGACTTCTTGTTGTACTGACTTGTAAGGTTGGATTCATACAGCGTTTTTTGTTCATCGGTTAGTTTAGCTCTTTGTATTTTAGCTCTTTCCTCATAATACCATCTGTCAAGTTGTAACCGATCCGTGAGTTGTGATTTGTAATTCTTAGTCAGTTCGATAACAAGGTCTTGACTGTCCTTTATACGCTGCTGGTTGAGCTTATTAAGTGCATCTTCATAATCCTTTTGCTCAGTTTTTCCAAGCTGTCCGTTATCATCACGCAAGGCATTGAACTTTTCGTGTATTCCTCTTTCTACTTCATCCAAAGTCTTTGCAAGTCCGGGGAATAAAGCTTGTACCTCCGATTCTGAAAGCCCTGCATCTTTCAGCTTTTGGTGCAAGTCCAATCCGTTGAACATGGATTCAATGTTATCTTTAGTTTTGTCTAGCTGTTTTTTAAAATCATCTGCATCCTTTTCGTCAAACAAGACATTAGCATCTTTTTGTGCTCCTATCTTCTTCCTAAAGTCAGTAATAATCTTTGCAAGTTCCTGCAAAGCCTTTGCCGTATTTTCCTTATTAGGCAAGAATGCTTCCCCTATGATATTTTTAGGCATCTGAACATCTTTCAATTGGGATGCGTAGCGTTCCATGACTGTTTTAGCTGCCTTATCGCTGCCCATTACCTTATTCAGCTTCTCGTATTCCTTGTTCAGTTCTTTGATGAGGGATATGCGCTCTGCTAATATGTCACGTTGAAGTTTCGGGTCAACATCTTTTCCTTTTGTCTTATTGTCATCTACTTTTAATTCGGGTATAAGTGGAAGTTTAAGCCTTTGCCTTGCTAAATTCTTTTGAAGTTCAGTCCACCCAAGCTGTATTGCGTGTTGGTCTAACGCTATTGATAAAAGAACAGGGTCTTTCAAACTCATACTCTCCAATTCAACTCCAAGCCTGTCAACTTCTTTAAAAAATTCATTCCTTTGAGAATAGAAGTCGTTCAAACTTCCTCTAATATCAAACAAGCTGAATTTGTTTGATGAAAATTCCTTGCTTACTACTTGCGACTCACGGCTAATCTTTACCAAAGCATCATACGCCCTGTTAAGCCATTCAACTTGCGATTCATTCTTGCTCGTATCGGGTCCGTTTTTTACTTCATTGTAATAGGATCTAAGTTTTGAATTTAACGTATCGTATTTAGAGCCTACAATGTCAAGCATCTGCGATACCCTGCTTGAATATTTAAGCATTTCGTCACCAGCATTTTGAAGGTCTTTTGAATCACCTTCAAGCCTATCTTGCCAATTAGCAGGATTCCATGTAGTCCTGTTGTTTACTTCTGTATATGCGTTTGCAAACCCAAGTATATAGTCTTGTAATTCTCTGTATTCTTTTTTCAGCTTGTCAAATGCTTCTGTGAGTTGCTTGTCATCAAGTTTGGTTACATCACCTATCTGCTTGTCTATATTGAACTCCCTAAACTTTGCCGCAAGTTGAACGACAGCTTCTTCACGTTCTTTCCTGTTCTTTACAGAATCGAAATTCTTCTCTTGTGATTTCTTCGCTTTTTCAGCCGCTTCGGAAAGTTCATTGTATTTGGCGATAAGTGCGTTTACAGGTTGCATATTCTCATTGTAACGCTTTGTGTTTTCCTCCAATGATTTGTTGTATTCATTGTAGTTGCCAATCATTTCCATAACTCCTTTCGCCAAAGCTGCGAGAGCTATAAGCCATATATTAGACATGAAAGCTGCGCCAAATGCTCTCAATGCGATTCCAGCCTTTCTAAAACCAAGGCTTAAAAGCTCTGTCATTTTAAGAGATTTCACGGAATTGCTGCTGATAATATTCATTGAGAAAGCCATTTCAATCAAGTTCTTGCTTGTTTTTATGGATTCTATCTTCATGATTACAAATGCCGCTGCAACTCCTTGTAATACTTCCGCAAGTATCTCCCAGTTGTCAATCAAATATTTTACCGCATCTATCGAACCTTTCAATACGCCTTCATTGTCTTTCCCGATAGAGTTGAGCATCACGTCGATGCTGTCCTTCAAGTTGGAAATTTTACCCCGCAAAGTTTCGGCTTGAATTTCCTGCATATTGTAAAAAATGCCTCCTTTGTCGGTGATGCGTGTGAAAATGTTTTCAATATCCTCAAACGTGACCTTGCGCTTGGAAATCATATCCACAATTTGTGCGGTGGTGTACGCTTCACCTTTCACCTCTTGGAAATAGCGTTGAAGTTCACCGTACAAGTTGATACCAGCTTCCGTAAACTGCCTTACTTCCGTACCACGTAAGTATGCAGCCGCCTTCACCTGCCCATAAGCAAGAATAAGTCTGCCCATATCAACACCTAAACCAGCGGATACATCGGCAAGTCGTTTTGTCGTGTCATATAACTTATCCGATTCAATACGGTATGCTGCAAGCTGTTTTGTGAATGTAACCAGTTCCTTAATTTGGAATGGCGATTTTACAGCAAGTTGGACGGTCTTGTTGAATATCTGGTCCGCTTGCGCCTTATTCTGTAAAATGGCTTCCAAGGAACGTTGCTGTAATTCAAATTCTCCACGTACATTTGCCAACTTGCTGATATAACCTTCAATCTGTGACACGGAGAACACCAAGGCAAGCTGACGGCTTAATTGCCCGGCTGTATCCATTAGGTTGCGATGACGTGTAGCAAGCTGCTGTGATTTAATACCTGCATCAGTCAACGCTTGGTTGTGTTTTGCGATGGCTTGGTTTATCTGATTGAGCGTGCTTTTATAGTTGGCATCGGTAGTATTCAAAGATAAACGAGCTTTTTTTAGGTACTCTATTGCCGTGATTTGCCGTTGAAGTGTATTTGCTGTTTTAGAAAAGTCAAGCGCACCCTGTGCGGTTGTATTCTGTTTGTAGTTTTGCGCTTTTGCCAAGTCTGCCCCAGCCTTGTAAGCACGTCTGTCGGCTGCTTCTTTGCGTTGTGCCGCCTTTTCAGCCGATTGCGCCCTTTGTTCATCGGTTTGGCGTTGATAATCCAATTGCATTTTCATATAACGCATGGCTTCAACGATACCTTTCTGTCCGTATTGAGTTAAAGCCTTTGTGTTTTCAAGGTATCTTTTTAAGTCTGAAATACCCTCTTTTAACTGCGCTATATTTAAATTACCAATCTCTGCTTTCCCAAACTTACCTCCCCAAATCTTATTGGTTAAGTCCGCCGCACGTGAAAGGCTTTCGTTCATGGAAGAAACACCCCTTGCAGAGCCTTGTGCGGCTGTACCTATGTTTCCGACTGAATTGCTTGCCGTGTTCAGCGCACCTATCTTATTGGCTAACGAAGTGATTGCGCTCTCCAATTTGGAAGTATCTACTACCACACTGCCAAACCCGTTTTTCAACGCATCCGCAGCCGTATGTGCATGTTTCTCTATCTTCTCCAGCTTCTCATCGAAACTATCCAACTTCTTTAATACATCAGGGGTTATGTTGAGGAAAGCTCCTGCTTCGTTATTTGCCATATCGTTATCCTTTTTTATTAATTATGGGCATACCCAAATCATTCAAGTTCTTCAAATCGTCAACACTTCCTATTTTGCTGACCTTCTTCTTTTTCTTGTCCTTGTTTCCGTATTCTACATGGGAAAAATCAAACGAGCTTAACCGGACCTGTCCAACCGTCATTCCCCATAAATATTCTTCACGAGAGCACCAAGTGTTGGAGCGCAGAAAATCAATCATTTGCCCCCATTCGGTACGGGATATTATTAGCTTTGTTCCGTTTTCTTCATCTTCCTCGCCAGTGTCATCTCCCTCACGGTCTGAATCACATTGATACTCTCGAAAAAAAAAACCGTGCTTATGAGGTTAAGGATTTCACCGAGCAATAATGCCCAGTCCTTTATGTCGTATTCCCCCCACATTAGAAGGTCATAGACTTTGTGGTAGTCATCTGAAAGTTCTTTTTTCTCATAATCAGAGAATATCCTGTCCTTGTCATTGAGAAGTGCAAGCGTTATTACATGTGCCACTGCTGGTAGATTTACTGCAAACTCCTTGATAACATCTCCCATGCTCATTTTCTCTCCTTTGACGATCCGGCACGCTTGTTCGGCTATGAGCCATTGAACACCGGGCTTTAATCCTGTGATACACCATTCCGTATCGTGGAGTTTCATAATGCTTGGGCTGTCGTTCATTATCCTTGCCAAACGTTCCATTGATTCATTGGATACAGGAGTATGAGCTGTTACAGCGTTTTTCTTTGGTTGTGTATCTTTTTTCTTTGCTCTATAAACTGCCATGATTATAAGCATGAAGGGCGGCGGCATGTCAGCCTACCGCCCTGTAAATACTCTAGTTATCTATTATGAACAAGTTTTATTTGGGTAAAATATAAGCTGAATCTACATAAAACGGCGTTCTGATAGTTCTATCTCCATCGGCGACATTTGCATCATACGCTGTTCCTGCAAGGTTGATACGACCCACATTAGAGTTCAAAGATTCAAGCATTAGTTTTGAGTTAAGTTGGACTTTAGGAACCACAAATGCAGTCATCGTTTCCCCTTCCTCAAACACTACATCAATCTTTGCATACAACTTCTTGTATTGAGCCGGAGCAAAGTATTTAGTAGAGACAGTAGTTCCTGCCGTAAATCCCATGAGAGCGACCAATAGGTCTTTTTGTGTATCTGCAACCTCAGCTGTAAACTGGTATTTGCCAAGCTTCACGATGGAAAGAATGGGGCTGTCGGAAGTTTCACACTCGATGTCGTTTACATCGTTATCGTCTTGAGCAATTGAAGTGGTATCCTCAACTACATCTTCAAGGATATAAGAGTCACCCTTTGGCACATCGTCTTGTTCAGAGCCAGTGAACAGAGTTGCCACGATGTAAGAAGGCTTGATGAATTTTTTGGCTTTTGCGCCAGTCTTGTTTACTGCCATAATTAAAAAATGTTATCCTGTTAATAATCTGTTTACCTTATTGTCACTTCTATATTTATCACGTTGTAGTAGTAGTTCCTATTTTGGTCATAATCTGCATCACGGAAATTTACATCAATCACATAATGGGGGTCTTTGCATGATTCAATAGCCTTATCAAGCGCAAGTTCCATTTTGTACAGCTCCTTCACGGGTTTTGTGCCGTGACTGTCAACTGATTTTGCGTACAAGAACACGTTGGCAGAACCTTTGGCATAAGCTCCGTAATCTTTCATGGAAAGCACATCAACAAGCACCATTTCTTTCCAGTCGCTTTCAACAGTGGCAGGCATATTCCCGATAAACAGGTTATCGGATATAGTCGCTTTTGTCAGCAGCATGGAAAAGAAGTTCTCCACTTTCGATGTTGTCTTATATTTGCTATCCATAATCAATAACTACCGTGACTTATAATCCCGAAATTCGCATTCTTAAACTTTGAAGCAAGTCTTTTAACGTCATCCCTTGCCGTTACTATCACCTCATACTTGTACTTGTCTTCGACTATTTCACCGTATGGCATTGCCACAGCTACTACCAAGTCTATACCGTCATGCGGTCTATACTTGTTTCGCAGAAAATCTGTAATCGCTTCACGACCTTTAATCGTTTCACCATACCATTTCTTACCTTTCATAGCTTGAATAGCCGGGAAACCGCTTGCAACCAACTTTCGGTTTACATATACTCCCCATCCGTAACTGTCATGCAGGTTGTGAGAACGGTGCGTATATTCTTTGTTCTGCAACTGGCTATCCACAATCTTCTGCCCCTCATGTGAGAGAAGTTTTACAAGTTCTGATATACGATCTTTCTTTGCCATAGCCTACACCTCGCTCATTTTAATATCAACCGAGCAACCACCAAGTTGACTATATTCAAGCCCTATAACCCTGCCTTGGATTGGTATTGCATAATCCTTGCATTTAAAATTGGTATTGAAACGTATAGGTAGCTTCTCACCAACTTTGCACGGGAAAAATACTTTATAGTCAGCCATGATAGTACCAGAATTAATCAGCTTTGCAACCTGCTGTATGTCACATTCAGTTTCAAGAACGATGGTCTCTCCCGTAGTGGGAACTTCGGGAGAACTATCCGTTTTTTCATTTCCAAGCAAGTCACCGTCACCGAGAAGGTTTCCGTCTTCCGGCTTATTCGTTATCACGGTGTAGAATGTGCCATGAAACGGGTATTCTGCTATTGCTTTTCTTTTGAGACGCATAAACTATACATCTAATGAATTTTCATTGACCCAACTCATACTACCCGAATCCATGCTTTTCAACGCTTCTTCTTCACCATACTTTTTGTACAGTGCTTTCAGACGGTCTTTCAAGTTTTGGATTATGGCAGCCGTTACCGTCTCACTACCTATGTCCTGTCTGTAACTGCCATGTTGGAGTGATGATGAAGCCACAGACCACGGACCGTTAATGACAAGCTCGTACAGTGCGATAAGGCAATGGTCTTTAGTGCATTCATCTATTTCGGAACGGTCTGAAATAAACATCAAACCGTTTTCGTATGCGATATTTTCAAGCGCATCATCTTCAAAGACAAATCTCGTAAGCCCATTGAGGTATGCTATCGGGTCAAATGATTTTTCCATAACTACTACGCAATGTGTTGTACATTTAATCGTCTGCCTGACTTGTGTCTACAATTACGTGATTACGGAATGTTTTCAGTGCAGGACAAGCTGACATCATTACATCAGTATGCCATTCCTTATACAGCCCGTTGTTTGTCGTTGTATTCACAATCGTGCAGAGACCATCGTTGGCCTGAGCAAAAATCTTGGTTATTACGCTTGAACCATATTTGTCAAACATCTGTTTGTCTAAGTTATTGGTGTATTCAAACTCACAAGCATATCCGGCAGGACGGAGAACTGCAATCTTATCATCCCAACCTTGCACGAATGTGTCTCCGGTATTGGTAAGATTACGCTCACGCTCTTCTACAATTTCAATTGGAGATACACCGGGATAATCACGGAAAGCTGCTAAGAACAATTCACGTGTAGTAGGCGCAGTAGCGGTTGTTGCGATGTAAGCTAAAGGATTTTTCTTGAAACTTTCAATCAATTCCTTAACTTCGGCATTTTGCAGCATTACTTCGTAAAACATCTTGCGTGTAACCTGCCATACCATTGCACCTTCATACCCCCATTTTTCACGATATTTTTTCTCCTTTTCCGCCATTTGACTGAGAATCTTACATTTTTCGTCTGTCCAAACTACTGTGCCAGCTTTAGTAAAGTTCTCTGTTGGTATATCAGCCTTATGCAACGGAGCTTGAACGCCACGTGCGATATTTCGGTAGTCAATATGACCTTTAGACATTAACTGTGCAGTCATGAAGTTCATGGTTGCGTCCGCACTATCAAGTTGGGACTGTAATGTATGTACCCAAGCGGCTACCAAATCGGCATCGTTTCCAAACAACTCAAACTGTTGTTCTTTTGCTTCACGTTCCATAGCTGTTTCAACGAAACCGGGAGCGATAAAATCAGGGATGGATGCGGTGTACCAGTACAGGCCTTCCTTATCCATTTGATTACTGTCACCAAGAGGTGCACGCAAATCCATCAAAGGAGCGGCTTTCAAGTCACGTCCTTTCACAGAAAAAGTAGCGATGCCATTAGGAGCGGTAGGTGTGGGAGCACCAGCTTTTACACCTTGAGTCTTGTACCAACCATAATTAGTGTATAGCAGACCTTCTGTATTGACAAAGGATTGCAAGAAACGTTGATTGGTCTTGTCTGAAAAGAATCTTGCATATCTGCTGTTATTAAAATCAAATTTAGGCATAGTTTCGTCAATTTTAAATGTTAAACCAACCCTTAACCTTGCTCTTGTTCAAAGCTTTTAATGCAGCCGAAAGAGGTTGCATACGGTCTTCGTAGAGGAATACATCTCCTAATGCCAATGCAGGAGTGATAAGGTATCTTGCACCATCGAAATCATCTTCGGATGCAGCCGGGTCAAAAACAAAATCAAAGTCGCAGGGAAGGTATGAGTTAGGATTAGTAACCATAGCTTCTTTACTAGAGCCTACTTCTTTCGCTTCGACAAGAACAGATGAAGTTGTTAATGATCCGAGGGTTGCGCTCAATGTAACTTTCCAAACATCGCCAGCCGTTTCGTCAGTTGCTTTTTCAACGGCTGTAACTGTTACCGCTGTGCCTTTTCCTGTCAATGTAGAAGGTGCTACCATAAGGATATCTCCTACAAATGGGATAAGAGAATATCCGTCTCTTTTCAGGTAAATATCTGTGTCTGTAGATCCAGTTGTAGCTTTTGCAACTGCATACGATTTTAGGATACGTATTTCGCTTCCATTAGAACCATTACTGGGAATATATTCAGCGAGCGTTCCGGCAAAAGCTCTTGCATTACCTTTGAATGGGTTTTTAACAATTCCACCACTGGTAGGAAATACAAGTGCGTCCTTCCCGCTCATCTGTAACTTCACGAAGACATAGCGATGACCACCAATGCTTCCGCGAGCCTGAACCAATGCTCTACCGGGAAGGTAGCCACTGTTCAATAGGATTTGCTGATAGAAATCTGACATTTTCTTTTTGGTTTAAATGATTATTACTTTTCTTCTCTGTGCGATTGCTTCTTTACGACAGCAACCACATCGGCAAAGTCATCGGTCTTTTCCTTACCGCCTCCCGTGCCGCCTGGAGTGATGTCGGGTGGAGTGTTAGCATTAAACTTATTGTAGCTCTTGACCAGTCTTTCTGTGAGAGCATCAACATCTGTTTCAGAATCGATGTGAATCAATTCGAGTTGGTCGTTAATCCAATCCTCGTTCTTGACTTCTTTCCCTTTTAAGGCTAATTTGAGTTGATTGCGTTTGTCTGAGATAGCTTTTACCTTTTTCTCTTCCTCACGCTCTGATTTCAAATCTTGGAGTTCTTTGAGCAACTTATCCAGTTTGCTTTCGTCTCCTTTGTCATCCTTTTTATCACTTCTATCGTCCTTGTTCGGATGATTCTTTTCCCACTCTTTTATAAATTTTGAGTTGTCATTTCGTATGTTGTTATCGTCCTCTTGTAAGTCATCCAAGTAGTCGGCAACAACATCATCCAGTTCCAACTCGTCCTTATCACTCGTTTTCTCCAACCGCTTGTAGATTCTTTCTACTTTGCCGTTGAAACTTCTCTCACTCATAGCTAAGTTTTTCTTGCCGTTGTTGGTGAGTTTCACTTTCAGTGCTTCTGAAAATTGCTCTTTCGTAAACTTCATACACTATATGTTTTATAATGATTATATGCGAAAGTAATGCTTTAATAAAAAGGTATAACTATAAAAAAATCACTGTATTTATCACTATGATAAATAGACATTGGTTTAAGTATATATTACCTTATTATTAAGAGGTATTTTTGCTTTTGATGAAAGAGCAAGAAATACATAGAGAAGTCGTAATCAAGCCGCAAGAAGGATTCCAAATGCAGTTTGCATCATCGTGCGTGGATGTGGTGTTCGGCGGAGGCAACCTCGGTGGAGGCAAAATGACGCTATTAACAGACTGTGTTATAACTCCTTATGGATTGAGAAAAGTAGGTGATTTAAAAGTTGGAGATGTTATTTCAGACCCAACTACGGGAGGTTCTCAATCTATTGCTCAACTACATCCAATAGAAGAACATGAGTTTTATAGATTGACTTTTGACGATGGAACTTATGTGGATTGCTCAGAGGGGCATCTTTGGAAAGTAAAGAAGAGCGGTGGTGAATGGAAGTTAAAAGAAGCTATTACCATATTTAATGACTACCAAGATAATGCAAACAGAAAGCGGAAGTTAATGTATGGAATACCTATTACAGAAGCCATATCGTTTTCTGAATCAATGTCGCAAGATTGTGATAGGCCACTGCATCCTTATTTTGTCGGCAATATGATTGGAAATGGATGTATGTCTAATTTTTACATCAATGAGTTACATAAGGTATCTCTTACTACTCCATTTGACGAAATAGCAATCAGGCTTTCTAAATTAGGATTTGATATGTCGCATTTTGAAGAAAGAAGCGGATGCAAAACATATCATATATACAATAAAGTAGTACGTGATTCAATATCACATATAGGTCTTTCAGGAAAAACATCAATAGATAAGTTCATACCTGATTCATATAAATACGCTCCAGTTGAGGAACGTAAAGAACTAATGAGAGGCCTTATTGATTCTGATGGAAGCGTTGATGAACGTGGCAGAATTTCATACTACACAATTAGCGAAAAGCTTGCTAATGATGTAGCTTTTGTTGCAAGGTCGCTTGGGTATTGGGTATCTAAACATGTGCAAACAAACAGAAGATATAAAACATCTGATGGGGAAACCCATATTGGAAAAGATTTATATAGACTTAGAATATCATGTAAAAATCCCAAGGAAATAGTAACCGTAAAAAATAAGGCTTCAAGACTACATGACAGGGTTAGAGAAATGACTAAATCTATCAAATCAATCGAGCCAATAGGACGAAAAATTGGTAGATGTATAACCGTAAGTAACCAACATGGACTGTATGCGACTAAAGATTTCATTGTTACTCACAATTCCTTTGCTCTTGTCCTTGCTCTTGCAGAACCGTTAATGACAGATGGGGATTTCCGTGCAGTTATTACACGTAGGTCTTTGCAGTCGCAAAAGACGGGAGGTTCATTCGTAGATACATTCAAGGCTATATTCGGTGACTATTGTTCTGTAAAGACTGCCGATAGCCCTCGCATATCATTCCCAAGTGGTGCATATTGCGACTTGACCTATATAGATGATACTAATCTTGACAAAATGCGTGAGCAATGGAAAGGTAAACAGATTGATGCGATATGTATTGATGAGATTACCGAAATGTCTTGGGAAGCATTCAGCTATGTGCAGACCCGTAACCGTGGACGTTCAAAGACGTTTACGGGAAAGTTCTTTGCTACCCTTAACCCGAAACGTAGCCATTGGACGAGAAAGTTCTTGGATTGGTACATTGGGGTTGACGGTTTTATTATGCCGGATAGAAACGGGAAAGTGAGATACTTCTATGTTAACGGTTCTACTGTTGATGATGTGGTTTGGGGTGATTCCAAAGAAGAAGTTTATGCTAAGTGTAAGATAGATATTGATAGAAAACTTGCCCGTATTGGAGGTGATTTTGACTATACGAATATGATTAAGTCATTCGTATTCTATCAAGGTAAGCTATCTGAAAATAGGGCTATGCTTGAAAATAATCCTAATTACATAGGCTCTGTTGCCGCTTCGGGCGGTAAAATGGCACAAGCTATCATTGAGGGAAACTTCAACGTTGACCCCGAAGAAAACGAAAAGATACCTATTCCATCCACTTCCGCGCAAGGCGTATTCAACAACAACCCAGCCGTGAACGGTGACAAATGGATTACCGTGGATTTGGCGGATTATGGTACAGACAACCTTGTTGCACTTGCATGGGATGGATTTCACGCATACGACATTCTCATTCTTAGCAAGTCCACTCCGAGAGAAAACGCTATGGCAGTGAAGACATTTGCATTTGAGCATGGAACAGCCGAAAGCCATATCATTTTTGACGCGACTGCCGGACGGTATTTTAATGATTACATTCCCGATGCAGTACCTTATATCTCACTAAATAAACCTTTCGGGCTTTACCAACTTACCGCAATGACAGTAAAGGATATGTGCTATATCAGATTATGCAAGATGATCGAGGAAGGTAATCTAACCTTTGACAATAAACTTGCCGTACAGACATACACTCACCAGAACCTGAAATACAAAGTGACGGTTGAGAACGAGTTTATGGAAGAATGCTCTGTTGTACGGTTTGATGATATGCAGAGCGGAAAGAAACGGCTTTGGAACAAGAAGAAAATGAATCAGATGTTGGGGAAAGGCAGATCGATGGACTTGTTAGACCCATGCGCTATGAGAATGCTTCCGTGCGCTAACATTGAATACGGGAATGAGATTCAAGCAGGGTATTACAATCACGAAGAAGAAACCAAACAAGCGTTCCATGCACAGACAGAAGGAAGTATTTACGATGAACATTTATGGTATTAGGATGGCACTTATATGCCTCACAGAACATAATAATTATATATGTATATGCAGCGAGTAGAACGACATATTATCATTGGTAACAAGTACTTGGACAGGCTTTGTTTCCTATCCAAGAATTTGTACAACTACGCAAACTATATGATTCGTCAGGAGTTTACGAAGAGTGGTAAGTTGCTTCCTGAATACGGATTGACAGCTTTACTTGCAAAGGAAAAACAAATGGATTATACATCTCTTCCTGCGAAGACCAGTCAACAGGTTGTTGCTCTTCTATTCAAGAATTGGAAGTCGTTTTTTAAACTATGTAAATGCAAGGACAAGCTTAATGGTAAACCGAAACCTCCGAAGTATAAACATAAGACGAAAGGACGAAATATAGTCGTATTCACCTATCAGCAATGCAAGTTGAAGGACGGATACATTCACTTTCCGAAGAAAGTAAACATACAACCGTTAAGAACAAAAGTAACTAATTTGCGTCAGGTTCGCATTATCCCGCAATGTAGTTGCCATATCATAGAAGTAGTATATGAAAAAGAAAGTATTGAAACCACCGGACTTGAACCAAACTCTTATTTAAGTATTGACTTGGGATTGAACAACCTTGCAACTTCCTATGATTCGCTATGTCATAAGAGCTTTATCATAAATGGCAGAATATTGAAATCCATAAACCAATACTTCAACAAGAGGAAAACTAAGTTAATGAGTTTCATTGGAGGGAAAGGTACAAGTAGGCGAATAGGGAAACTAACACTAAAGCGGAATTGTAAAGTGAATGACTATATGCACAAGACTTCCCGATTTATTGTAAACTATTGTATTGATAATCATATTGATACTATTGTAATAGGTAATAACAAAGATTGGAAGCAGCAAATAAATATGGGGAAACGTAACAATCAAAACTTTGTCAGCATCCCATTTGAAAAGCTAATCTCTCAGATACAGTACAAGTCCGAAGAAGTGGGAATTAAGGTCGTAATAACCGAAGAAAGTTATACTTCCAAAATAGACCACTACGCAGGCGAAGAGATGTGTCAACATGAAACATATTTAGGTAAGCGCATACAAAGAGGTCTATTCCGTAGCAGTACAGGTAAAATCCTGAATGCTGATCTAAACGGAGCGATAGGGATTTTAAGAAAAGTAGTTGGCGAAAGCATCTCGCAAGTAGTCAATAGAGGGGGAGTGGAGACCCCAACGAGATTGCTGGTGTAATCTCGCAAATAAGTACCATTAGGATATGATAAGCTATAACGACATAAAGGATATTCTCAATTCCCTTAAAACAGAAGGAATTGAAGCAAGGGTAAGAGATGTTGCCTATTTGGTAATGTGTGATTCTTTCGTAGATAAGGCTCTTGCCGTAAAGGTTGCTTACCAAGAAGATGAAAAGCCTTCAAACAAGGTGTTATCCATGCTTGCCGAGAAACTGAAACCTTTCGGCATCGGTGCTATCACTACCATATCTAAAGATGAGAACCGAGAAGCATTGCTGAAAGAAATATCGGAGATGAAACAGATTGCTGACGATGCGAAAACAAGTGGAGATTCAGACACTTTTATCAAAGCAAGTAAGGTCGTGTTGGATGCACGCGTGAAGCTGAACGATAAATTCAATATTGAAGAGGAAGAGGGGCAGAAGCGAATAATCGTTGTTCCGCAGAAGCACGACATTATCTGCAAATGGACTTCGAGAGAGTGTTCTGCAATGCCGAGCAAGGAAGCCTGCATGAAGTATTACAACCTAATTGATGCGGAAAAATGACACGGGAAGAGAAAAAAACATATCTATTGCGGAACGTAAATGCCTTGTTGCAGAAGAAACCGTTTTTCAGAGGAAGTGACACTTGCTCTACAAACGACTATTCCGACGGTCAGTCCGCAGCCATTACCGATACACGCACGGCAAGGCTTCCGAATGTAAAAAAGAATATCGTTTCGCAGGAAAAGTTTCTGAAAGAACTTGACCCGATGAGCCATGAGGTATTATTTGATCAAAACTTGCCGAGCATTTGCGTGAAGTTAGAAGATGGGGGGTATAAGGAAATCAAGTTCCAGCGCACAGCATTGGCTTTCCAAGAACAGATACTGGCGAGCCACGTAATATACCTGTGCGGAAATCCCTGTACACTATCTTTGAGAGGTGGCACTCCTTCCGAGAAAGATAAAGCCAACTATTCCACAATCAAGGAGTATTGGGTAGACAGGAATATGGATGGATGGCGTACAAAGGCAGTCCGTTCGCAACTTGCGACAGGCGATGCAGGACTTCTGTTTTACTATGACTATAAAGGACGTATCAAATGCCGCCTGATAAGTTATGAAGATGGTTACGTAATCATATCACACAATGACAACAACGGTGACAGGCTTCTTGAAAGTGTCTATTATGCCGATGCGGACGGTGTGGAATACATTGACAGTTACGATGATACCTATATGTACCGTATGCACACACCGATAGACGGTGAAGAAGCAGGCGATGACGGTTTTGTAAGAGAACGTCCTATATTGCACGGTTTCAGCGAGATACCATTGTGTACCAAACGCGGTAATGTGGCGTGGAACAACGGTCAGAGCCTTATCGAGATTTACGAGATTATCTACAACATTTTCTTTGTCATTCAGAAACGGAACGGCTGGGGTATTCTGTATATCAAAGGCAATTTGTCAGAAACGACAAAGAAACTTGCCGGGAGTATCATTTTGCAGGACAAGTCAATGGACGGTAACGGAAGTGCGGAGTTCAAAGCGCCTCCAAGTCCGCAAGGGATGCTTGACAGTCTGCAAGATTTGTTTGAGAAGATACAGATAAATACCTCCTGCACTTTCCTTTTGCCGAAAGATGTAAAGTCAAGTGGCGATATTAGCGGGTTGGCTATCACATTGACCCGCGACTTGGACTTGAAAAACGCTCAGCAAGGCGTGATTGAATGGCAGAATTTTGCAGACAAGATGATGCGCCTGTTCAAGGAGGGATTGGCCAAAGAATTGGTGAAAAAAGGCGAGAACGTAAATGCCGTTACAGAATTTGCCAAGCTTCGTGTTAGCTGTAAGTTCAAGATTTGGCAACCATTTAGCGCAACGGAATATAACAACATACTTATCTCAATGAAGCAAGCCGGCATTCTTTCCACAAAAACAGCCATTGAGAAAAACACCGAATCCGTTCCCGATGAAGAACAACGTATAGCAAAGGAGAAGGAAGAGGCTCAAAAGCTGTTGGAGAAACAGCAAAAAAAGGACAAAGGAGTTACGGAACAAATTGATGTGGTAAAAGAATAAATGGAAAAGGAAAGTCTGTATATTTTAAAGCTTGATACGCAAGGAAGTAAAGTAAAATTTCCGAATGCTGATATACCTGCAAAATTAGGTGAGTACACCTATACGGCACAACGTATGGCAGGAACTCCCACACTGACCGCTACACTGAACTATCCTTCATGCTTAGACGAACTATGGACAGGAGAAGAATTTGTTGAGTTTAGGGGGGAAAAATATTATATTGACCAAGTGCCTACATCCTCAAAGGACAACAAGAGTATCATGTACAAGCATGAGCTTCAATTCGTTTCAGAACGTATCGTGCTGGAGAACGTATATTTCATGGACGTGGTGACAGCCGGAGAAGACACGTATCACTCCAATTCCACTTCCGTCAAGTTCATGGGGGATATAAACGAGTTTGTTGGTCGCCTTAACGCTTCAATGACAAAATCGGGTATCGGATATTCGGTAGTGATTGATGAAGATATTACTTCTGAAAGCAAACTTGTTTCTCTTGACAGTGTGTACCTTGCAGAAGCGTTACAGTCCATATATACCATATACGAACTTCCTTATTACTTTGTAGGTAAGGTTTGTCACATAGGATATACAGAGAATGTAATTTCTACTCCCTTCGAGTACAAGAAAGGGCTTGTATCAATTAAAAAGACAAACGCCAATTATAAGATCGTTAATCGCGTTACTGGTGTTGGTAGTTCTGACAACATTCCTTTCTACTATCCGAATGATGATGAAAAAGGTACTATAGAACGCACGCAAAACCTTATGCCTTCCATTTATAGACAAACAAATGGAGCGGAAAGATTCTACAATGCACTTAACGATACGTATAAAATACCCGGTACAAATGATTACTATTTTTTCAAAAATACATATTCTTCTAAGAAAGTAAAAGAGATAAAGGTAGATTTTAGCGATATAAAGCCTACCATAGAAAATGTAACAAACGCTTCGGGACAGTTATTTGGTGAGATTGCGGATATTGCTTTTGATGATAACGATAGTGACGAACTAGGAACAGGAGAAGGGAATAATATATTCAATGGCACGGATGAGTATGTACATTCTTATTTCTACATAAAATTACATATATATAATGGGGATTACGGTTTTAACCTGTTCGAACAAGGTTTGGAAGGTGGTACGGCTGTAATCAATATGACTACGGGTAATTGTGCCGCTTGCGAGTTTGAAATAGGAGTTACCTATAAGGACAATGAACCGGGAAGGGCATTCAATCCTGTATTGGTGGATTCTTCCGGGAACTTGCCGGCAGGAGATTTTGAACAGAAGGTTACTTCACAAACATCCCAATATGTAGAAAGCCAACAAAACACTTCTACAAATGAGGTTTGGATTGCTGTAAAAAAGGACAATACAACTTTCGGGGTTGTTATGCCTAATGCCACAAATAACTATAAACCTTCTGTTGGGGATAAGTTTGTGATTACAGGTATTAAAATGCCGAAATCTCTTGTGCTTGCCGCCGAGAAGAGATTAGATGAGGCGTTGATAAAGTATATGTCTGAAAACAATGATGAGAAGTTCTCTTTTTCCGTAAGTTTCTCACGTGTCTTCCTTGCAGAAAACAGTATGTTAGCTGGTCTGTTGAATGAGAACTCGCGTATATACATAAAGTATAATGATAAGGAATACTTCATGTATGTGAACTCATTTACTTGTAAGGCGGATAAAAATTGCCTGTATGATATATCCGTGGAGCTAACAGATAAGTTGTCCGCCAATGTTTCCGCTTTGAGAAGTACGATTACAGAGATAGCCGGGGATATCATAGGTGAGAGGATGGGTGCCTCTCTCAACGTGTCAGATATTCTTGGCAGAATATCCCGTTATTTTATCTCAAAGATAAATAGCGACACCTCCAACGGTCTGATCACTTTCTTGAAAGGTCTTTTGATAGGTAAGAACGGTAGTGGAATTACTGTACTTGAGAACGGTATGTCACAGGCTGTTGTTGATTATCTGTATGTCAAGGTCAAAGCCGTTTTTGACGAGCTTGAAGTAAAGAAGAAGACGTATGTAGGTGGCGAGCAGGTGATTTCCCATGCAGGCATGAAATGCAACCGTGTGGATGAGTTGGATGATGTCTACCGTTGTTATTTCAAGGAAGAGGAAGACGGAATTGAGATAGAGAACCAGTTTACTCCGGGATCTCTCGCCATCGCACAGGAGTGCAATATCAAGACAGGCATTTCGCATCATGTCGGCAACCGCTATTACTGGCGGCTGGTCACAGCAGTAGGTGAGAATTATATAGACCTGTCCAAGACCGTGTGTGATCCTAATGTCGAGAACGATGTTCCGGTGGCAGGTGATGATATCGTGGGATTAGGCCATAAGACCGATATCACCAGACAGGCGGCGATAATTCTCTCTTCGGTGAACGAGGTTTCTCCGTCCATCATCATGTATCAGGGTATTAATGATTTTACCTTGACCGGGAAAGATGTCATTTCTTTTGATTTTGACAAATCTACCGGCAAGGCCCGGATGAAGGTGTACGGAGATACATATATTGGCGACAAGGACCGGACCACTTACATGGAATACACTCAGGATAAAGGTGTTGATATCAAGGGTATGTTCCACATCGAAAAAGGCTCCACCGGATGGAAGAATATGGAAGGCTTGCCGGATGAGATACAGGCGGCCGCAGATCTTGCCCAAGAGGCCAAGGATGCGATAGACAATGCGGCTGTCGGAAGTGTCAATCTGTTGCGTAACTCCGGGTTTACTGGAGATTATGAAACAGAGGACCTGTCTGCCGCTACCGAGTTATCGGCGGATACCGAACTTTTTAGCAAGCAACTGGAATATTGGACGGGAGTGGCTACCGTATCCGCAGATAGTGCTGCCGGCTCTGGGTATTCTGCATCAATCGGTAGTTTGTCTCAGTCTGTATCATTAATTAAAGGGGAAAGTTATGTTATCAGTTATAAAGCAAAGGGTACGTCTGTGTCTGTTTCGTGCGGTTCTTTCAGTGTTTCTCAACCTCTCACATCCTCTTATCAGAGATATACCCATAAGATTACCTTCAATGGCAGTGGTATATTTCTTGTCAGTGGTGCCGCAACCGTTTGTGACCTTCAGTTAGAGCGTGGAACCATCGCTACTGACTGGAAGCCTTCAATTCTTGACAATGACAAGGCAACAGCCGGTTTCCAATCAATCAATTATATCGCCAGTGCGATCAAGGATGGTTCTGTGGATATTCTTGGTGGTCTGATATTGGCCAATATGATTCAACTGGGTAATTACAAGAATGGCAAGTTACAGAAGGTCACAGCCGGAGTTAGCGGCATATACAATGACGATGATGATGTGGCGTTTTGGGCAGGAGGAAAACTTGAACAGGCAATTCTGACTGTAATGAGGTTCCGTAATGATCCTGATTACCAGCCCACAGATGCGGAATGGGCGAACATGGCGAACTTCGTTGCCACTCATGGCGGTGATGTGTTCTTAAGAGGATATATCTATGCTTTGGGCGGATATTTCCGGGGAAAGGTTGAAATAGCCAATGGTAAGATACTGTTGAATGAGGATGGTTCCGGGCAGCTTGCCAATGGGAACATTAAATGGGATGCTGACGGAAATCCTGAATTTGTCGGGAAAGTGAAGGTTTCCTCACCGTCAGGTTATGAGATAACCATATTTCCTGAAGATGAATATGGAAGACCGTCAATTGATATTCATGATGATGATGGTAATTCGCTTTTGGACATATCTCTTCAATATGGATTGAACGGTATGGTTCCCCGTATTTTTATGAATGATCCTTCCAATAGTGATGTATTGTATTTCCGTCCGGACAGTATGGTTGTCGAGCAAAAAGGAAGTGACGGTTATATATATCAGACCCAGATAATGGGAGGACGCATAATTATGGTTAAAGGTTCTGAGATTGTATGGGATCAGAACATGTTGCCCAAATAAAGTGAAGTGATATGGAACTTAATTCGATAAATAAAACAGGTACTTGGAGTGAGGTGGCAGATCGTCTTAACAACAACTTCAGCAAGACTTCTACCGAAGTGGAGAAGGTCAAGCAGAACGGCATCCGCAACAAGGGGTTGTTCCCTACTCTTGAATCACTGAAAGCTGCTGTACCATCTCCAATTGTAGGCGATTGGGCTGTCGTGGGAGATACCATACCAGGTCCTATATATCAATGCAAAACAAAGGGAAAATGGAGTCCTACAGGCACGACAGGAGGTGGCGGAAGTGTTGACTTATCCAGCTACCTGACAGCCGAGGAGATAGACGATGTAACATCAATATTATAGTTATGAGAATCAATTATCAGTCCGATTTTAAGATCATAGAGAAGAACTTGAACGGGGATGTGAATACTCCTTTCCGGTTCACTTACTTCAATCCGTTCAAGGGAAAGTTCATAGCCTCCTTTGACGGGCATGAGTATGTCGGTTGCAGCCGCATGGAAGACGGCAACCTGCTTGTCGCTTTTGACAACCCCTGTTTTTCTCCCGGTATGTTGAAGGTCAAACGTGAATACTTCATATCCGATTCCGACTTTCAGGATGGCATCTGCAACCTTGTTTCCGTTGAAGATACAGGAATCGTACTGACTACCGGGAAAACCGATGAAAGCACGGTGGAAATAACATCTTATCCCGATTATGCCGCATATAATTTGATTCAGGCGTTCCCATTGTCGGATAATGAATATGAAGATGTGCTGAGTGATTTTGTACCTCCTTTGCCACCGGAAGAGGAAGAAGAAACAGTTACTAATCTAAAAATATAGGAGATTTATTATGGCAAAAATATATAAGCTGACCAAGGGTGGCCAAACCATTTACCCGGCTACCACAACCGATGCGGTGGTTAACCCGAATGGTCGCAAGAGCCTGACTACGGAAATATCCGAAATAGGTGCTAGAATGTCAGGGAAAAAAGAATACTCTGTCGGAAAAAATATTATAAATCCATCGAATCTGACAGATGGATATTATTTGGGGCAAGACGGAAGTTTAAAACAGCTCTCCTCATATTGCGTAACAGTCTACATCTCCATAGAAGGCAATACACAATATCATATTAGTGAGACAGGTGTTGGTGGAGCATATCACGTTATCTTTGACGATAATTTAAAAGTATTGACTGCAATTAAGGACGGAACTGTTACCACCCCTGAAAATGCAGCTTATATAAGACTGTCAATATCTAAATCTCAGTTGGGTGCAGCGCAGATGGAGCTTGGAGATGTGGCAACATCCTATGAGCCTTTTACCGACAACTATGATAACGAGCAGAAGTTTGTGAGGCTTGAAACACAAATGGCGGCTGATAAGACAGAACTTGAAACACAAATGGCGGCTGATAAGACAGAACTTGAAACACAAATGGCGGATAAGAAAAGTGTTTCGTTGGGTAAGAACTTATTTAACAAATTAACCGTAAAGAATGGGTATTATATTGATGCCTCAGGTAATTTAAAAACGAATTCGACCCTGTCTTTATCTCACTATATCAAAGTCAATCCAAATACATCATATTATATCCAAAATACGAATACGGGCGGTGCATCAAATGTCTGGTTTGACAAAGAATTTAATGCGATAGAAGAAGCGGCCAAATCAGGCGTGACTACCTCACCGTCAAACGCTGCTTACATCAGATTAAGCATATCAACTGCTGTCATTGATAATGCAATGTTCTTTGAGGGCGGCACTGCAACGCCCTATGAGTCATATACAGAGAATTATGATAATGAGCAAAGGTTTGCGAAACAAGAAAAGGAGATAAATAATACTAATGCAACATTAGATACATTACAGAGTCAAATGCCTAAAGTGGTGGTCGGAAAAAACTTATTTGATCCGGATAAGGCAGGTAATGGATTTTTGCGTCAGAATGGAACTGTTGCTAACAGCACCACTTATGTGACGTCCGGTTATATAGCCGTAGAGGGAGGAAAGATGATAACAGCCCATCCCCTTGCTTTGGGGCCAATTTATTTCAGCCAATACGATTCGGATAAGACATTCATAACTTCCACTCAAAATAAACAGACCTTAACCATTACATTGGAAAGTAATACAGCCTATGTCAGAGCGACATTCTTAGCTTCAAATTACAAGACAGAAGGACAGATTGAGTATGGTTCAACCGCAACTGAATACGAGCCTTTTCATTATGTAATTAGCGAGGAAAGTTTACCCGAAGGCATAGGCAGCGGAACGACACAGGATGAAGTTAAGCAAATTATAAATGAAGAAGTTTTCCCGGCAAAATTAGTATTGCCGTCCAGTTTGTATTTCAAAGCCGATCGGCAAAATAATTTATATTATAAGCAGGCTATAAAGTGCTCATGTCATGATAACTTTGATTTCTCAGTGTCAAACGCCACATTAAAGGTTTTCGACAGGCAATTGTCAGGGGTCCCCGTAGCTGCATCTGTTTTTAATAATAAGCTTACGCTTCGAAAATTTGGAAAATTGTTGCAAGAACTGCAAGTTAAATTTAATATACTTGCCAATCCTTCATCCCATAAGACAGTTAAGATATTGGATAGTGGGGATAGTATATCTGATCTGGGTGGCTGGCAAGTTGAATTGAAAAATTTGCTTGAAGAAGATAATGTTACGGTTGAATATATCGGAACCATGATTAACCGCACTAAAACTACCGGTTCCAGTTATGCCGAAGATATTTGGGGTGAGGTACAGAGTGGCGGGAACATGTCCTTTATCACGGAACCCAAAGGGGCAGCAAAGATATTGACCGTTTCGGGGATTACAGAATTACCGGTTACAGGCTATCCCGGTACGTCTTACTTGGATGGGAATAATATATCTTGGGTAGTGAGAGGATTCAGACTGACAGCAAGGAGTGATGGTAAATATAGCGGAAAACTAAAATTGGGGAAATTCAGTTCAGACCCTAATTATGGTGATGGTACGGAAGATGATACGTCAGGAACAGGGAATTTCCCGTCAAGCGGTACAATCACAAAAACACAATCCGCTAATGGTAACACTCTGGCCGGTGATGCAACGATTACATACACATCTGCGGATGATGCGAGGTATAATCCGTTCTGGAATCCGTCAACTGATGAGTTGGATTTCAAATACTACTTCGATTATTGGGGATTTGATGCTCCTGACATCTTCATTCTCCAGTGGGGATACAACGAGGTAAAGTCTTATGAGGACGTAAATTCAGAAAGTGTACAGACAGCCAGATTACGTGCGAAACAAATTATTGATAAATTTCACAACCAGTATCCGGATACTAAATTCGTTTTTGGATTAGAGGTTTATGGTGCTGAACTTATGACTTTTTCGGGCGGTAGTAATAACAACAACAGCCCTAAGAAATATAGTGTATTGTCATTTGCCGAAGAAATCATATCACTGTTTGAAGGAAACGATGATACAGGTAATCCTTATAGCGACTATGTTACTCTTGTTCCTATTTATGCGATGATGGACAATATATATGGATATGGCTCACTTTCTGAAAAATCACTATGTGATTTATACGGTGCAACTACGACAGTTCTACAAAATGGAAGAGACGGGGTTCATCCGAGTTATGATAGCGGTGGATTGCGTGAAATAGGAAGAGCGTATGAACCGGTTGTATTAGCTATTATAAATCTGTAGAATAACTCGGAAAATTATCAGTAACACTCAAAACATATATTTATGATACGAGACTTAATCATCAGAATAATGAATTATCTGTCCGTTGAAGTGCATCCGGATGCGGAATGGTAAAAGTGGAACAGGATATATGGAGCTTAATACAATAAACAAAACAGGAACTTGGAGCGAAACGGCAGACCGCATCAACAGCAACTTTAGTAAGATCTCCATTGAGGTTGAAGAGATAAAGCAGAACGGCGGTGGCGGCAGTGGTGGCGGTGGCGGCGGTGATGTCACCAATGCCGATCATGCCAATTCCGCATATACGCTGGATAAGAATACGCCTGTGCTTGACTGGTTCTTATCCGCACTGAACGATGATGATGCGCAAGGGATCATTAATTACCTCAAAGGTCTTAAGATAGCCGGGAATCTGATAAACCGCATCGTAAAGCAGGGTGACAGGGATGTTACCTACACCGATGAAGACGTGATGAGCGCATTACGTGTAATGACTGAGATAGAGAACAGTGCGGAGAAACTGAAAGAGATATTCTTGCGGAAGGACGTGGCGGATTCCACTAAGTTCCTTCTCAGCATGTTTGCCGGTGCTGTTTTCGGGAAGAATGGTTTTGCAAGCGGCTTGACCGGATTCGGAGCCAAGATATTCGATACAGGGCATGGAGAGTTTGAGAGCATGTTTATCCGCCGGTTTCTTGAAGTTCCCGAATTAAGATACAATCGTGTGATGGTCACGCTAGGAGACAAGTGGCGTGCGCCCGGAGCTGGTATTATAGAAACAGTAGATACAGGAACCAAAACATGTACGCTTAAGCTGGAAGATGGTGAGATTGGTGCTGTCGCAGTAGGTGATATTTGTATGGGTATCTATCATAATATCACTGGAAATGCTACGGAGGATTATGACGATGGAAAGGGCAACAGGCGTTTTGCCGGATTCTGTACGGTCTATTTCACAATCACGGAAGTCACAGGTGAAAGAAACGAAACATTCAAATACCAGTTGCGTCCTACATCTTCATCGTGGTCTTCTTCTTTCGATCCATTTGAAATGATGAATTTTGTAGCATATGGTAACTTCACCGACACGGACCGTCAGACCTCAGTCTACGAAACGAGGACTTACACCCGTATGTTGTGGAAGCAGAATACATGGGAGATCTCCGCTGCCAATGTTGCCCTGCAATATGGAGACCTTTCCAATCTGAATGTATTCGGAATGAATATGGATGGTTATTCCATGTATCTGAACAATGTGTACTTCACGGGAACGGTTACGCAGATGAAGCCGGACGGAACGCCTGTACGGACATTGAATTTCAGGGAGGAAGGCTATATACCCGGAATACATTACGACTACTACGACAGCCTGTCTTATAATGGGAGCATGTGGGCGTGTATTAATGAGGATGGTTCGTCTGCTGTACCGGGATCTAATGGCGATTGGCTGGAGATTGCTTCTAAAGGTGATACGGGAACACCGGGGGCACCGGGAAAGGACGGTGTGAGTGTGACCAATAGCGGTCCGTGGTATTCCGGCTTGGTTGTTCCCAAAATGAGTATCGTTACAATGGGAGGAAGTTCGTTTCTTTCTAAAGTATCC